TCATCCCCTAGCGACAATGTGAAGCGCGTCGGGGTCGCTCGATTTTTTCTTGATGTAAGTAGTTATCAGAGACCGATTGTCGGCAGTTACGTTGCTCCATCTGGAGTCCCAGACACTGAAGGCTCGCCACGAGTAGCCGTATGCTTGGCGTCGACTCATTTTTTCCATCGAAAATTTTACTGCATCTAGGAATGTAGTCTCCACAGCGGTACCGCGTACGTCAATCAAGCTGCCAAGGTAGGTCAGCCACGACGCCAGTTGCTCATACTGCGACCATGCGCCGCTCTCTCCGCAAGCCTTCATCTTCTTCGCGATAATATCTGCGAAAGTTTTGACAACTCTTTCGGCCTCCAGACTTTCTCCCACTGCTCCTATGGCAGAAACGATCTCGTAAAACGAGGACTCGATCTTGATGTACTTTTCCTTGAAAACCCTACCTTCGTATAAGACCCGTTTGATAACCTCTATCGTCTTGCTAACCTGTACGGCTTCTTCCAGCTGCCCGTTAATTGCGCCGAAGAACTCCTCCACTTCCGTGTTATCTATGACGCGGATCCCATAGCAATTGGAGTAATAGTCGGCGATCCGGCGATCTACGGGCTTTCGTGACACGAGAAAAATGCTGTTACTCACGGCATGGGTTCTTACGAACCCGCGATAGTCGTTCAGTATCGATTTCAGATTGGTGTCGCCAAGGGAATAACCTAGGATGACCACGGTGTTCTCGTGCAAGACGGTGCTCAGCTTCCGCGAAAAGTATGACTCGGAATGCATGAAGTTGAAGTAGTCGTCAGCAGTTACGACCATGCGTCCCGGAACATCAACGGAGCCATGCACATGATAAACCTTCACGCGACTTGTTGAACGCGGTACAGGCCGGCCTGGAGAGAGCGACAAGCAGTCTGTTGCTGCGACTTCCTCAGCTAGCTTATCGTAATTCGTAGTGACTATCCGCAGCGAGCGCTCTTTCAGAAACTTCTCGGTTTCGGGGTAAGCTCCACCAAGCTTGATCGCTCGAATAATGGCAGCAACCTCTTCATGCAGGTTGACCCCCTGCTTATTGAGCTCGAGCTGGAGAACTTGTGCTGCCTCGTCGAGCTGAAGCGGATTACTCGCACCCTTCGGGAAAAGGGCATTCTTAATGTCCGCGCTCTTAAACTTCGCATCGCAGACCTGCTCGAGTAGCTCCTGCCAGCCCGGAGCCGCATTTGCGCTTAGCGCCTTAGAGAAGCCTGTGCCTGTAAAGAGGCACAACCGGTTAGCGGCAGCGGCGTAAGCTATCTCGAAATATGCACTCACTTGAACCTCCTGACGATGGGAGGATAATGCACAATCTTTCGTCGCTCGCAACGTGCTGGTGACGCCATGAATAGGCGTCACCCTTGTCGTTGGTTAAGGCTACACCGCCTTCTTCAATCTCTCAATCGCATCGCCGGCCGACGCGCAGTTCGGCCTATCGTCGATCAAAGTGCCGGCACCCTGCGCGTCGAGCAGGATGCCCATACATGCCCTGACGTGAGCAAGGTGCGAGGCGCCGCTTTCAGTATCCCGGTCCTCACCTGAGAACCACTGCAGCAAATGGCGAATCGCCGCGCTATAGTACGTGGTGGCGTCGACCGGATCATCCTGCCAGTTGAACGCACCGTATTTCGCCGCTCCGAGCGCCATGACTGCGCTCTCCTCAATAATGGCCACCGGTGGGATAAATTGCGCCGACGGCTTACGGACGCCGAACGCGCGCTTTGGGTTGGTGGATGGGAGGTGGGCCGGGTTGTCGTTGGCGGCCGTGATGCCGATTGCTGAGCCGAGCGCACGCAGTTCCGTTGGGATAGCGGCAAGGCAGCCGGTGTCTTTTGATTCAATGGTCATAGTGCCTCCTCAAGTGTTCTCGCTGGCGTACCTGGCTTCACCACCGGCCGGAACCTGCGAACGTTGAACGGCGGATCCTCCTCGCCGAATTGAGGGCAGACGCCTCGGTTGATGCCCTCCAGCCGAACGCCGATGTAGTCGCCGTTCATGTAGCTGGTGACCGCGCCGACCCACCTGGCTTTGTAGGTCTGCCCTTCCTTGATGCCGAGATATTGCTCCTGGTAGATGCCGTCGTCGATGCAGACGATGTCGTCGCCGGGTTTGATGGTGCTTGTCATGCCTTCCACCCCATGAATTTCTTGAGAGCGTCGGCCATGCGGGCCGCCACGCCGCAGTGCTCTCGAGTCCTGCCGTAGGTAGTCAGGTGCTCGCCGTGCGGTTCCGGCGAATCGTGGCAGCGGCGCGCGTAGATGACTACTTGGTCGTAGCCGTAGTCATCAGCGATCCGCTTGGCAGCCGAGATTGGTATCTCACGCATCGAGCAGCTTCCTTTCGATTGCGTAGCAATCATCGCCGCCGGTGTAGCCTGAGCTGTCCTTGATGAAGTGCTTCGTGCCGTCCTGCATTGTGATGACGAGTTGCGTGCTGCCGTAGCCGCGATCCCAGTGAACGCTGGCGACATGGTCCGTGTTGACGGCAAGCTCTCGTGTCAGTCGGGTGAGCGCCATCACGCAGCCTCCTTCCATTCAGGCACGCGAACGAGCCGTGCCGCCTCGACCAGCGCCTTCTCCTTTTCAGCGGTGGCCGCGTCGAACTGCTCGATTCCCCAAAGGATGGCTCTGCAGCACCAGATATAATGGTGGGTGTAATCCTCCAGATCGTGCTCCCAGAAGTCGCGGAACTCCTGACCGGTTACCGGGCACTTCCAGTCCATGACCGTGCTGGTGGCGAACTGCAGGTCGCTGCTTTCGGCTTCATCGAACAGATCGTCGGTGACCGCTTTCCACGCAGCTGCCTTTTGCTCCTCATCATCGAAGTCCCAGTTGTTGAAGTCGGCCTCTACCGCCGCTTTGAGGCGATCAAAGCTGAACTTTCGATGGCCGCCGTGCTTGTTGGTCGCTTGGATCTTCTCCGCCCAATATTGGGGATTGATCCATTTATCGCGAAAAAATTCGAACATGTCTGGCAGCCGCGAGAACACGAAGCTTCCCATATCTCCCGAAATCGCGAGGTAACCCGGCCACGTTGTCAGATGAAAACGGTAGACCGAAGAGCCGGGACGGCTGAATGTAATGTGCCGATAAGCACCGTGAATGACATGGCCGGTCATCTTGTGGTCGGCGACTTCCTTCAAGAAGGAATCGACCGAGGGCTTGTAGTCGTCGCTTTTCATGCGGCCTCCCCACTCAGGAAGCTGAACGCCACGAGAAACTCGTGCTCGGCCCGCTCCGGCGAATAGTATCGCAGCGGCACGCCCAACGGATCGTCCCACTTCGCATGCCACTCCATCGGCTCCAGGTTGACCAACTCGTCGGCGATTATCCGCTCGTCGGCCATCTTGACCTCCGGCGGCATGATCCAGTTGAGGCCGAAGGCATCGTGGACCACCTGCATGACGCGCAACTCAGCCGCCTTGTAGCCGCCAAGGTACGGCTTCACCGGTCGAGGGATATCGACAAGGTAAGCCTCGCTGGCATCGTGCAGGAGGGCATGCAGCGCAACGCGCTTGCCGTATCGTGGCAGCAGCCAGTCGGCCATGATGACGCAGTGCTCCGCCACACTGTAGAAGCGACGGCAGTGACCGGCGTATCGGCACTGCATTGCGAGGCTGTGAGCGATGTCGCGGATATCGACATCCTCGACACGCGGATCCATCGGCCAGAACTTCTTGCCGACATAGGTCTGCATGAAATCGCCGTAGCGCTCTGGCTGAGCGGGTGCGGCCCGGCCCAGCCCGATGTAGCGGCCGCCCTGATGGTTGTCGTTCGCGGCGACGTACTTGTCGAGCGGCGCGAAGGTGGTGGTGGCGATGTCGTCGTTATAATGGTTTTGCGAATCCGGTATAGCGAGTTCGGCCGGCACTGGCTGCTCTCTGCGCATCAGCATCATGCGGCCTCCTTCTCGACAGCAGCGACAGCGTCCGCCGCCTTGCGTAGGCAGGCGGCTAGTCCCTCACTTCGAACGTGACTGAAACGCGCAATCACTAGATCATTGTTGATACGGACCTCGTACTGATTGAGCCCGCGCAAATCGCCGTGGCGTGAGATGTTGTTGATGACAACCGACATCAGAACGCCTTCCCACCGGCCTTAAGCCGATTTTCCACGCGGTGGTCCTCGCGGTTGTCATTGTAGGCCATCTTCTCGACGATCGCTCCGCCAAGGTCGTAGCCCATGAAGGTGGCCAGGTCGCCGATGCGGATCATGGCGTCGGCCAGCTCGACCTCCATCATCTTCCGATGCGGCAGCTTGTCGTCCTGCAACTTCTTGCGGAAGCCCTCCATGGCCTCGCTGATCTCGGAATGGATCAGGCAAAGCATCTCCGGCACGTTGCGATCGAGCGCCTTGCCTGTGGCGAGGTCGGTGTACCAGCCAGCCTTGCGGCTGCGGGCATGGCAGTCGGCCGCGAAAATGTTTATGGCGGCGGCGTGGGAATAGGCGAGCGCCGAGTTGTCGTTGGCGAGCATGGCCTCGCGATAGGCAGGGTTGCGGTACATTTCAGAGATATCGTCTCTGGTGCTCATTTCAGTCTCCTCTGTGGTGGTGGTTGCCGCCGGTTGGTGGCCGGCGGCGTGGTAAAGCTATTGCCTGCTACCTAGATGCGATATAAAATCTCATTTAGGTTTTGGTGAGTGGCGGCAATGAAAATTGTAAAGTCGAGTTTCAAAGGGCCGTACGCGGAGATCCTGGTTCAGACCGGGCTGCACGGCAGTTCAGAGCTAGTCTCATTCGGGCCTTTCGGGCCAATGCTGCACGAGGTCCTCAAAGACCCAATTGTCGCCAATGTCGATCTGGCCATCGAAGAGATTTCAAAGCAGTGCGGAGCCGCGGACGTTGAAGTAAGGGCGGCAATCCTCCACCACCTGACGGCCAACGACAATCCGCTTTAGGCCACCCTCTTCTGCTCCGCCGGCACGTTGTCGTTGGCAGCCGTCATCTTGGCAGCGCCCATCACGCGGGCCGCCGAGAGCGTGACGCGACCGTCCTCGCCAAAATCCTTGTGATACGTGATGACCTTCGCCGACCGGCCTGAGAGCCAGTTCGAGCCGTAGGCATCCGGCGCCGCGAGCGTTTCGTGTTGCTCCACCTTCATTAGATCAGTGGTGCGAAGCTCGTCGGAATGCTTGTGTCCGGTGTGCGCGTAGCTGAACTGGGTCCGGCCATAGATCTTCCGGAACTTGCCGACGAGAATGGAATCGACGTTCTTGGTGCCGCGACGGTGCCCGTGATGGTAGAACAGCGAAACGTCGCCATGCTCGATGACCGAGTACGTGCCGGGATTGGTATCGACCTTCACGCGTGGCTCTTGGTCATAGAACGCCGCTAGCATTTCGCGCAGCCAGACCTCGCCCGCCGGGTCGTGGTTGGCATCGCACATGACGACATCCAGATACTTGTGCTTCCGGAGCAGCATGGCGATTACCGCTCTCACAATACGGATCGCCGCACGCACCATCTTCGGATAGCGGCTGTCGCTGTCGAGCTGGTGCTGATGTTCAGGGGTGACGCTCTTGAACGAATCATAGTGCAGGAAATCACCAAGCTGAGCGAAGACTGCGCGCTCAGCCGGCGGAGACTGCGCTATTGCAGCGGCAAACCAATCTATGACGAGCTGCTCGCCGATACGGAGGTCATAGTCACCAGCGCCAGTCTCCTCATTCCAGGCAAGCGCACCGAGGTGATGGTCTGTGATAGTGTACTGATTGAGAAGGTCGGCAATGGTGTGCTCCGGCACTGCGGTAGGCGCCGCACGCGGAATCTCGTCTTTGAACGCCTCAACGGCCGCAGCTAAAGCCGACGCCTGATCCTGACCGTCATTGCGCGTCTTCACCCATTGCTGAATGGTCCGGCCTTCAGCATCGACGAGCGCCGAAACGCCTTTGACCGTGTGTCCTGCCGGAACTTCGAACTCTTCGCCCTTCTCTGGCTTCTGTTGTATGAAGTCACCATTCGGCGTGTTGGTGATCTGGCTGATCCGGAATCCCGGCAACACTGGTTTCGTGCCGAGCATTCCAACCTCGGCGGCGCGTTTGATACTGTCATGCAGTGCCGACTTCTTGATGCCGAGCGCGGCGGCGGCCTTAACGAGCGTTCCGTGCTCGCGATAGGCATCCGCTCTGCGCTGCAGTTCTTCTGGGCTGGTCTTCAAGTGGTGGTCTCCTGATGTCGGTAGGCAAGCATTGCGTCGGCAAGAGCATATGACCAACGTGCGAAATGCTCTGGGCGGTTGTCCTCAGTGTCGTTTCGGCTGAAAGCCACCAAGCCCATCAGGGCCTGCCCGGCGAATTCGTCTCGCAAGCTCTTGTGGTCGGCGCGTGGGTTTTTCGCCTCGCTGGGGAGCTGAATCGTTGGTTTAGGCAACGGTTTCATGCAACCTCCTGCTGGCCAGCATACTCGCGAAACTCGGCGACAGCCTTCTTCGTGGCCAGCTGGGCGGATGAGACGTATTCCCACGCCTCTCCGTTGTGGCCATCCTCGAACAGGTCTGATGCCGCCTGCATGTTGTCGAGCGATAAGGTCAGCGCCTCTCCCAGCGTATTGATCAGCTCCTCACGGGAAGCCAGCTGCTCGGCAATCACTGGACCGAGCACGAGCTCGTTCATTTTACGCGCCAATTCCGGATTGGCCTCGAGCATCTGCATTGCGGCGCCGATATCGACGACGATTGGGTCGGACATGGAAGTCTCCTCTTTGTGATGGTGTGGTGGTTATCGCGGAAGTGGTCCGCGCTCAGATGGGTAGGTGGTGCTCCCGAATATCCAAAGGCCGGCAAACCACCTGAGTTTGAACGACACCCCGTACCAGCGAGCCAGCGCATGATCGGTGTAGTTGTTGAGTGCTTCGCCACCTGCGTTTTTGGATAGCAAACTGCCTGTGTAAGCTCGAAGTTTGGTGGGCAATTCCGGCTCGCCAGCATGAAGGCGAACCCCGAAAAGCGCCCTCAAGACACCCGCCCCAACAGCGCGCAAACATCGGACGACGGCACGACGAAGCCAAATCGCACGCCGATCGGGATCAGCCCTGTAGCGTCAGACAGCAGACCGACGGTGATGCCGACGACATCGCCAGATGACGAGAATACCGGGCCACCGCTCATACCCTTCACGGTCGTGATGTCTGTGACGTAGACCGACTTCCAAGGACCCTGCTTCCGAGGGTCGCCGGCAATCTTGCCGTAGGCCGAGACAAAATCGACGACCAGAGGATTGCCCATGGCCTCGATGACCGCCCCGACATCCATACGACCGCAGTCCAGGTGAGCGGCAGGCAACGTCGCGGGCGACGTGCGCAGCAGCGCAATGTCGTATTCATCGTTGATCCACAGGACGTCGGCTTGGCGTGACTGACCGTCCTTCGTCACCAATTGCACCGACTTCACGTCGCGGGCGACGTGCGCAGCAGTCAGAACAAATCCTGTGCCGATGTGCACACCCGAACCGTGGCCGGTCTTTGTGACGACTTTGACCGTCGCGGCGGCTGTAACCGGCGCGGCAGTGAACTTTTCGGTGTAGGCCGCTACTGTAGGGGCGGCAAAGTAGGCGATACCGCTGAGTAATACAGCGACGGATGCGAACGCAATGCGTCTGAATCTGGTCATGACGGCCTCCTCTGTGTGGTGAATTTGGCTGGTGAGGCCATGAACTACCACTACAATAGATTTACAAATTTGTCAAGATTTGTGATACTGAGGGGAACTGCTTGCGGTTGAGTTCGTTGGGCGGCATGGATAAACCCCGCGCGAATTCTTCCGACCGCTTCATCGAATGTGAGGAGGCGATCGAAGGGCAGTTGCAGGAGCTTATTGCCGACGCGATGAAAGCCGGCTGGACAGAGGCCGAAACCCTGGCAGCTGTTGTCGAGGTCGCAGAAAATTTGGCACTCGGCATGGGCACAGACGAGGAACTCAGGCAAATCTTAGAGACGGTGAATCGCCTGAAGCAAAAGTTAAATAATCTCGGAACGTATTTCGGTGATCACGGTTTTGAAATCGCGCCGGTTGATCTTGACGATGCGTCAGCTGGCCGCGCCATTGCCCCGCGTACCGACATGCGCGGGGCTTTGTGCGTTTAAAGCCAGCCTTGGCAAAAATGGTTTATCCACTGCGTAACCACAGCCCATTCTGAACATATAAATTAGCAGTTTCAGTTGGCTACGCGGTCACCGCGAACAGGCCGTTGACTCCACTATCAATGAGAACATAATAGGAACAAAAGCCTATTGTGAGATCATGAGAATTAATCGCACCGTCATCGCAGATCTACAGGAGCGCATCGACCAGATCGCCGGCGGAGCTGTGCGTCAGCGCCAAACGGTCCCTTTCGGAGTGCCCGAAATTGATAGCCGGTTGCCTGGCGGCGGATTGGCGCTCGGAGCGACGCACGAGATTGCGGGCGGCGGAACCGATGTAGTGTGCGGGGCAGTGTCGGCGCTGTTTACGGCAGGGATAGCAGCGCGGATACCCGGCCCGGTGATATGGTGTCTAACTCGCACCGATCTTTTCGCGCCATCCTTGGTGCAGGTCGGCCTCAGCATGGACCGCGTGATTTTCGTCGAATCCAAAGATGAAGAAGGCGTGATTGAATGCGCCGAGGAAGGCCTGCGGTATCGCGGCGTAGCAGTTGTTGTCGCTGAACTGGTGCGCCTGCCGATGGTCGCCAGCCGACGCTTCCAACTCGCCGCAGAGCAGTCTGGAGCAACCGGGCTTATCATTCGTCGGTGGCGGCGCCAGCAAGAAGCCACAGACTTCGGAAGCCCGACCGCCTCGATGACGAGATGGCGGGTGTCACCCCTTCCTTCTGAACCCCTACCCGTTCCCGGCATTGGTCGGCCCCGCTGGTTTCTAGAGCTCATGCGTGTTCGCGCAGCTGAGAGTTTTGACGTTGAGGTAAACGCGTGCAACGCAACAGGCCACATGACATCTATCGAAGAACAAGAAGACCCATGGAGGGTGGCGCTGTGAGCCTTCCCAAACTGCGCGACTTCCGCGGCGACAAGATCGAAATGGTTTGCCACCGGTGCGACCGCCACGGCGTCTATGATCGAAAACAGCTGGTTAAGAAGCTTGGTGCCGAGACGGAGTTCGTCGAGCTTCGCCGAATAATGGCTATCGGCTGCGACCGTCGCGGAACCGATCAATGCGAAGCTCGCTTCCCTTGTCTACTGAAAGCCAACATACTCATCGAGGCAAAAAAATGAGCGACGAAAGCCGTACAGCCCAATTGGACGGGGCCGGACCGTATATTCACTTCTGCATCGTGGAAGGCTGCGGCAAGTGGGGAGGCTGGGGCTTTCGCCATGGGCACGATGAACCAAAATGGTGGTGCTATGAGCACTATCCTTACAAACGCGGTACCGTGCGGAACGAGGCAGCAGAGCTTGCGGATAGCATCGGCCTACCTTGACACACCTTTATTGGGTGAAACGAGAAAACACACTTGTGAGTTGGAATGCACTCCATAAAGTGGCGCTGCCAACAACATACGAGATCCACATGAGAATCGCCCTTACCGTATTGTTTTCATTGTCACTCACCACCGTGGCCCTTGCCGATATGAAGGCCTCCGTTGAATGGGGTCCGACAAAAAAATGCTTCGACTCCAAATCCCCTCCAATCTCTCTGTCAGGCGTTCCGGCTGGGACAGTGAAGCTCGACATCAAAATGGTTGATATGGACGCGATGAGTTACAACCACGGCGGTGGCAAGGTTGATTACAAAGGCCAGCAATCGCTTCCGTACGGCGCGTTTCGTTATAGCGGCCCCTGCCCGCCAATGCGTCACACTTACCGCTTTACGGTCAAAGCTCTTGATGCAGTCGGCAAGACGTTAGCAACAGCGAAGGCGTCGAAAGATTTTCCGCAGTAAAAACGAAAAAACGCCCCCTGCCGGCGGGCAGGAGGCGCTTCCTTACTTACGGGGTGTCAGCACGATGTGCCGGCAGCGCCTGCTCCTGGATTTGTGGAGCCGGAAGAAGTCGTGCCGGACTGGGCTGCGCCCTGAGTCCCGCCGGGAGCGCCGCAGTTCGACTGCGAGCTACCCGGCGCGTCGCTAGCCTTGCCGCCTGATGCGCCGGTCGACGCCCCGCCGTTGTTACCGCCACCAGTGCCAGTCGAGCCGGAGTTTGAACCGCTCGCGCCGCTAGAGCTACCGGAACCTGCACCATTGTCGCCACCTGTGCCGGAAGAGCCGCCAGATGCCTGAGCCATTGCGGACGTTGCAAGGCCGAGAGAGAGAGCGGCGACTGTGAGAATCTTGATCATTGGGTGTTCCTCTTGTTTTTTGTTGATGCGAATGTCCAACAAGACGAAACTTGATTAGTTCCAATCGATATAGCTGGAGGATTGAAAGCCGGGTGTGCCTGATCGCTTCGCGTAGCAGCTTAGCCATCCACCAGTGACAGCAGCCACTCGAATAGTTGAATGAAGTCTCGGCCTGTTCGCTGCAGGTCGTCAAACATCAACGTCAGTTCGCGGTGGACCAATATGCCGACGATGACGAGTATCAGCACCGCAACCCAAGGCCAGATTGGTGGTTTACGTTTCGTCGTAGGCTTTGAAACTTCGACTGGATTGTTATCGTTCAAGTCTGCCCCCGCTGTTTTCCCACAGATTAACCGGCCCTTGCTATCCCGACAGACCTGAACGCGAAAAAATCCCGCCACATGGTGGTGGCAGCTGGCACATGCTGGATATGCTTTCGCGCTAACCTTACCGCTTAACGATATAGCGGCCTTAGAGTTGAATTCAGACTGCGAAAGCACAATGCTGCGTGTATTGCTGGAGGCTGACATGAAGCGAAAGCGCGTGAATTCGGTAAGGTCGGAGCGCATAAGCTCCAGATCTCGAAAAAAGCTGGAACCGCTTGCAAGCAAGGCTCAAAGCCTACGCCTTGCCGAGTCCGCTCTACGGTTACTCAAGCGGGCGAAGGCCGTCACTTGGATGGATAGCGACAGCGAAAATTACTGCTGAGAGTCACCGAATGGCTCGCATGCCAAAAAAAGCCCGCCACCTGGTCAAGGCGGCGGGCACAGACTGGATATGCGTGAAGTCTAAAGTAAGCATGCAAAATTAGGGTTGTCCACTCAATATTTCGGACCAGGTGGCGGCGCGCATCAACTGAAATAAAAAAAACGCCCTCCACCGATAGGCAGAGGGCGTTCAAACTTGGTCCGCTGTCTAGCAGCATACACCGGGAGATTCCGCGAGGGAATCCCTTACTTCAACATAGCCTCAACAGCATCTCGCACTGCAGTCGCAACGCGGTATGCGCCATATTCATGGCCGACGATCGGCGTGAAATGCGTGCCGTCGGTGCCGATGTAGACGTCGCTGTTGCCGCTGGCATTGGTCGCGCCTTGGTAGCCCGTCCCAAAAAGGAAGGGCTGCGCGGCCGTACTGTTCGGCGCAAACCTGCAGAGCGGATCTGCCAAGGCAGTGACCGCAGAACTGATAGCGTTCTCGACACCAACAACTGCCGCGCTAGGCCCCGTCCTGCCTCCCCATGGGCCGACCACGACGATCGGCACGTTCGGCGCACCCTCGCGGATCAGTCGCAGAGCTGCAAGAGCTTCTGCCTGAACAGTGGCTGGCGCTTGCGCGGCATCGTTATAGCCGTGAGCGACAAGTATGAGGTCCCAAGGCCCCTGCTGCGAGATGGATCGGGGGATCTGCGCGAGCAGCTTCGACCGACCAGAACCTGTAGCGATGTATCCAGTACCGAACTGCGACAACTGGCGAACATCTCGCATGCCCAGCAGTTCACCAGCGAGCGTGGTGAAAGCGGCGTTCGGAGTATCCCAATTGGTTTGAGTCCCGCCGCCCATGCCGTAGCTGTCAGTGTAGCAACCAAGGCGTAGCACTCCGGACTGATCCGGCTTCCAGAATGCCGACAGCGCAGATAATCGAACCGCCGAGAGCATGGTGGGAGAACTAGCGGCTTCCGACATGTTCGACATGAGAATGCGGATTCGGCGGGGCCGTTTGCTCGTGAACGTCAACTTGAAAAAGTTGTAGCTGTTGCTCGCCGTAACGCCGACATGGCCGGCCTTGCTGACATATTGTCCGTCGACCTGGAACATGACCTTCCGATCGGTTCGGCAATAGATCGAGAATTCAACGGTGTCCGCGTCGGTCATAATTTCGGCCGCGTGATTATACATCGACAGGTCGGCGCTCACATTGGCATTAGCAAGCGAAGCAAGGTTGCCGTTGGCCGGCAAGTTACTAACCACCGGCATGCCCACGAAGGTGTTCGCGATAACGGCAGGAACGCCGCCATACCAAGCCACCTTTGCTGCTGCCGCGGTCAGAGCGTTAGCCGTAGCGAGCGGGATAGATGCGGCAAGGGCGGCGTCGGTCGTCGCTGATACAGCAACCGTTGGCGGGGTCGCCATCTCCGGCAACTGGTAAGGGTTGTTGTCTTCTGCCTTGCGGAACGCGCGGAGCAGCTTGTTGACTGCCTCCGCGCCGCTCATCCTGACGTTGCGATCAGTCAGTGCTCTGGGACCACCGCCCAGCCCTCGTAAGCCACTCATCAGGCGGACGTCCAAGCAAGGCGGTCACCAACATCGACGTAAACGTCGTAGTCAACACCAGCAGGAACGATGAACCGCTTGCCGCCGACCGGGTCCGGTTGAGGTCCGACCGACACCCACACCTCCGCAGAGGAGCGAATGCGGAAGATAGGCTGCCCGGCAGCGCCGTGAAGGCCGGGAGCGGAGTTAGTGGTCATGGAACCGGAGGATATCGATTCAGACCAATTGACCTTGCCGATGATCGGCTGTGTGGGGGCGCGCTGGAATGCCAGAGAACCGGCATATGCGCACACTACGTGAACGCCTGAAAAAGCCATGCTTCAGCTTCCTTAAGTACGAGTAGTGGATCGACGAGGCTGGCCTTCGACCACCCGGTCGATGCGAAGCGTCATGCCGTCGACGGCGCTCTTGACGCCGCTGATGGCTTCCATGAGCTGCTCGGTGGTTTCGCGCATGCCAGCCTTGGTAATGTATGTCTCGGCGACGTGCAGGCGATGTGCGGCCAGTTCGTCGCGAGCAAGGTTAGCAAGTGCCTGCGCAGCAGTAGCGGTACCGACGGCCGAATCTTTGGCCTCTTTCACCCTGCCTTCGATGCGCCACCAGATGCCCCAAAGGGCACCGGACACCATTACAAAAAAGCCGACTACGGCCATGATTTCAGAGCCGGTCACTGGCTACCTCTCAATGCGTTATCGCGGTCTATGATGAAATTGCGGAGCGCCGTGTGGCGCCGGTAGCAGGCCAATAGTGCAGCCCGGTCCGAGATCCACAGATCCTCGACTTGCGCCTGACTGAGTGCGCCTTTGCCGACATCGACAGGCAGGCCGCAGACCTTCAGTAAGCTGCTGTCTGGTCGCGCGATCACCGGTGGCGCCGGTGGCACGATGCTAGCGGACTTGGTTGATACGCTGCACGCTGCCAGCCCCAAGGCTAGGGCGGCCAGCATCAGGATCTTGCTGAGCTTCACTGGCCAGCCTCCTACTTAGTTCGAGGTTCTCGGCTTCCTGAGCCTCAAGGGTGGCGATGGCTTCGGCCTCGCGCTGCTTCGCGGCATTGTTGGCGATGGCCTGCCTGCGTTGTTCGTTCAGGCTCGCCTCGGCTCGCTGGAGCGCGTCGGCAGCAATCTGTGCCTCGTACTTGGCCGAGGCAGTCTGATAACCGTCGTCGTAGATTCTGCCGTGAACCCACCACGCGCCTGCCATGAGCGATAGGCCGACGAGCAATACCGCGCCGACCTTCACAAGCCAGGCATCGACGCCCAGCAGCTTCGCAAACGCTAAGATCATCTCGACAGACCAGAGACGCACAGCTCAGCTTCGCCGATCCGCTGCGCATCACCCATTTCGCGGCGCTTGACGAGACCATTGACGACACGACCGCCGGCCTTGTTCCACGCCGTTTGCGCTTCGCATGCGGCTTGATACTGGCCAGCCCTCGCAAGGCGGGCAGCAGATGAACCACACATTCCGCCGACGCCGAAGTTGTAGGCGCCGGAGATCATGGACGCCTGCACGCTCACCGGCATCTTGGTGAATCCTGCGATGCACTTTGTCAGCGGCTGGTAATAGTCGTCGGTGACGCGGGTGATGAGCATGATTTCGCATTGCGCCACCGTCTTTGTCTGGCCTAGTTTCACGCCCTTGGTCTCGCCGTAGCAGATCGTTGGGACCTTCACGATATCAAGGTAGGCACGCGTGTGCAGGCCTTCCCACGGCTTGATGAGGTGGTCGACCGCGAGGGTGACAGGCGCTGGCGTGCCGCTGGGCAGCAGGGAGGCGGTACCCACCATGACCGCAGCCATGACAGCGGCAACAGCGCTTTTTGCCCGCTTGGAGGGCAGGATTTTATTGATCGGCATTCGCCGGCTCCTTTTCGGGCTGGGAAAGAATGCGCGCGCCCCAAGCTGCTGCGAGCAGCGCGATGGTGAGCCACCATGGCAGCCAGTCAGACACGAAGGGCACGACGTTCAGGATGATGTCGGCGGCTGCTGCGATCTCAATAAGCCGCAACGACCAAGCGCGACCGATCACGGCGCGCCAGTCTGGAAGGAGTTTCATGATACCCCTTTGATTTTAGGGAGAGCCGGCCTATCTTGGCGGTCGGCAGATTGTTTTGCGTCCTGCCGAAGAGTCAGGAGGACGCTATGAATGAAGATCTCGCCGCGCTATCGATCATCGAAATCGCCCAGCAATTGGCCGCACTTGCCGCTACGCTACGCGAGCTGGCGGAAACGCCGGTGTTTGACGAGCCTGCGAACGATGATGTCGGACATGAGATGGCGAGTTAGTTCTCGTCCGTTCGACCGTAACGTCGCTGCCCTGTCCATTCCGATGGAGTAGCCGGCGTTCCTGCTGGCGCATTTGGTGCGACCTTGTCTTCCGACTTGCTGGTCTCCGACGTGCTATCCGGATCGTTGTCGTTAGCGGCCGATTTCTTGCTCCCGCCAGACTTGCCATCGTACAGCTTCGCACTGATGGCCGTGCGATAACCTTCAGTTTTTCGATAGGTGTGTGTCGCCGTGTCGATAACATAAGGCACGCCATCAAGGCCCGGCCTCACATCCCCAAAGAGTAGCGGAGCTCCTGCGATGATGGCCGTGTCACCGACCACGGTGACTGATGCAGCCCCCTCGCCTCGCTTGAGCGCTTTCGCCTTCGACTGGGCGGCTTTGTCTGCTTCCTTGACGCTGGCGAACGGCTCTGGAATGCGGAAGACGCTATCGCCATCTGCATCACCGTCGGCCTCGATCTCGACACGCTGCGCCTTATCGTTGTCCTGATAGTAGGCGACGACCTTCGAATACTTCGTGCGATCGTTGGCCTCGAAACTACAAGTCCCTTGGATAATCTTCGAAGGCGAAACGACGACCGAGCCGATAAACTGGCCGGATGCTGAGTTGCCGGAGCCTCTAGCGGAGAACAGCAAGCGGCCGTCCTTAACCTTGCATAGGGCGTTGTGACGGTCGGATAGGCGACGCAGAAAGTGAATGTTGGATTCGTCCTGCTGAGCGACCCAGTCGTATTCGTGCTCGCCGATATCAGGGTCCACATAGGCGCCCAGTCCGGCCTCCCCCGCCAATTCTTTGACGAGATCCTTGACTTTCACCTTGTCCCAATGGCGTTCCTGCCGTTCTTTGAATTTGCCGCTACGCATGTCCCTCGCCTTCCCAGAAACGGAAAGCGAATAAGGAAGACACTTGGCCGAGACTTTATCGACAGTGTACTGACCGAGACTCCGAAGCTTGCCATATCCAAGGCGCACGTCGATAATCGCCCCTTTGCGAGGGATCGCAAGAAAAGAAGGCGGCCCGTCGTTCAGCTCGATGTCGATCGTATCGGAGGAGAGACCCTCCTTGTCAGTGACAGTGATCGAAACGAGACGTTCGTAAAAAGCGCCGGCAACTGGGTTGCCATCAATTTTCACCTCAATGAGCGGATGCATAGTTAATCCCACAAACTGACGAGTTTTGGCGCCGTCTCGCGCAAGGGGGCAGCAGGCATCACGACCTTTGTGCCTAGCGGCAGGACGATGCCCAACGACGCGATGTCCGGATTGGCTGCGAGCACCATCTCGGTGACTTCGGCCGTGCGGCCATAGTGAAGGAGGCAGACCAAATCGACGGTCTGTCCCTGTTTCGTGGTTACGATCGTGCTCATCATTTATCCAAACAGGTTCACAATGGGGGCGACGATCGAGCCGATGGCACCGGACAGCACGAAGCCGGCCGGGTCTCCATCGGCATACCGTTTCAACGAGATGGTGTAGGCATTGCGCCGAGCGGTGCCCCTGCTGTTGTGCGAGGAGCGGTCCTCATCCACCGACTGGATGGTGAACGTGCCGTGGATCAGCCCTTCGTCAGCGTCACCGGAAACCAGCATCAGTGGTGTGCCGGCCATTGCGGCCGACACGATACCAGACAAGGAGCTCTGACCGCCGAATTCCGCAGGAAACAACACGCCCTTGATCGTGATCTCTTCCGAGGTCGGTCCAGTCCACTGCTGCTGGTTCAGTGACTGCGCCACTTGGACGTCGGCCCATGGTGTCTGAACTTTGCGCGAGACGCCGTCGTATCCGAAGCCAATAGCCTCGAAAGCGAATGGCCCTAGAGCCATCGCTACCGGTCCTGCCATGCAGACCTCCTTTTAGTCGGTGTCAGCGCTTTCAACGGCAGCCCTTACGGACTCGCCCAGCTGAGATGCGGCAGAGCTTGCCGCTGCTTGCGGATCCGCGACGCCTGTGATGCTGATTGGCGCGTGGACGGTGACGTTCGGCGGCTGAGGATTGGTGACGCGAACGTCCTGCGTGCCAGATGGCTGGATCATTGCCGCGATCGACGAGGAGTCGATGCGCGTGGTCCTGACGATGCCGAGATCGTCGGCCGTCTTGCCGGGCAGCTGGTCTGTGGTGCGACCGCCGGGACCGAAGGCGCGCGCGTTGTCCATTGCCTGCTGAGCGCCGACGCCGGGAAGCGTGGTCTGACCGAAGTTCCGCTGCCAGCCTTGAGTCAGGGCGGCCCTGTTGATGCCGGTGATCCGCTCAAGGTCTTCGCGGTGCTGCTTTTGCAGTCGCACCTGATCTTCGAAAGTATCGCCCGGCGTGAAGGACATTGCTTCCGACATAAGACCGGGAGCGCCAGCCACGACAGCACCCTTAACCCATGAACCCCATGCAGCCAGCGTAGCCATGACGCCAGTGTCTGGCTTGGGCACAGAAGTGCCTGCGGAACCGGCCTTCCCCCCGCCCTTACCGCCCGGCATAGTTCCGCCAGAAACAACATCAGCTATCGTACCGGCGGCTTTCAGCGCGCCGATGATCGCTGATGCCCCGCTGAGGAACATCATTGCAGCTGCAAGTTTGCGGACTGTGCCGGCTAGGGAGGCGATGCCTGCTCCCCACACCATGATCTGAAAACCATACGGCGCAAGATCAGCGAAGAACTGAGCGATCGGGTTTTCCTTGATCGCTGCACTAAGCTCGCGGATCGTGGCGCCCCACTCCTTCGCCTGCATGAACAGGCGGCCAAGTTGATCACCGGCAGTGCCGTCAACTTTGCCGAACAACAGGTCGCCGAGGTCGGCGATGACGTCCTTTACTCCGTTGTAGCCGAGGCCTTGCGCGAACCCCATGATGCTGGTTTCCATCTTGTCGAAGATGGAAACGCGGGAATCGAGCGTGTCAATCACCTCGCTGATGCCGGCGATGCCTTCCTTGATGGTAGGCAGCATTCGGTCGCCCATTTCCCAGAACCGATTGGAAATTTTGTTTCCAAGCAACTGGGCAGCATTCGCAGCTGTGCTCGAACGCTGAACGAATTCATTGAACGCCGAGCCGGTGTATTTCGCCTTGTCAGCGACGCTATCGAGCGCCTGATCCAGCAGACCGACGTTTCCGATCAAGGGCGCAAAGGCTTTGGCTTCATCACCGAAGAACTGCGACAGGATCGCAATGTGCTGATCTTTCGGTGCCTTGGCGATTGCCTTCAGGACCGTTTTCAGCGCTTTCGGCGCGTCCTTCTGCATCTGCTTGGCAATCTGCGGCAGGTCGAGGCCGAGCGCCTTGGCGGCGTCTCTCTGGTCCTTTTTCGCGAAATTTCCACGGGTCAGTGCCTTCACGACGTTTTGCATCGCGGTGCCGGCGACCTCGGAGGGCGCGCCAGCCGCGATCATAGCTGAGCCAATGCCGGCGATCTGTTCCGCAGTGAAACCACCCATTTTGCCGAGCGCCGAGACGCGCAGCATGAAGTCGGTGATGTCGCTGGCCTTGGAAGCCATGTTATTTGACAGGTGGTTGATCGCATCGGCAAGAGACCCGACGTCAGCCACCGACACGCCCAACTGGGTTTTGAGCTTAGCGAGGGTCTCGCCCGCTTGCCCGGCTCCGATATCGAAGGCAATCCCCACGCGGGCCGCCATCTCGGAAAATTCTTTTAGCTCGGTGGTTGCGATGCCAGATTCGCCGGCGGCTGCGAACAGCGCGGCGATATCGTTGGCGGTCATCGGGATTTCGGTCGACATCTGCCGAATGGTCCGGCGCATGTTGCCGAACTGTTCGTCGGATGCCTCGACAACCTTTCGGACGTCTGCGAATGCGGATTCGAAGGTGATTGCCGAGCCGATGGTGGCCTTCAGGCCTTCGGTGATTCCGACGTAGGCTCCGCCGAATGCAGCGAGTTGCCCAATGGCACCACGGAGCGGATTGGTAAACGCCATCGTCTGACGCTGCAGGCCACTCAGCGCGCCCGACACCTTGCGGATAGGCGCAGAGACCTGATCCAGCAGCGACAGGCGCAGCTGACTTTGAAGGACGGCCATCAGAGAGACCTCGTCGCTTTATGGATTTCTGTGGCCGTGTCGAAGTAGGCCAACGCCTTTTCAGGCGGCCACCGCTCGATCACTTCGAGCGGTGTGTGGAGCACACTGGCGACGAAGCCCGCGACTATTCGCCAGTCGTGGGCTCCGGCTCGTTTCCCAGATCAATCGCCTTCGAGAACTTGGCGAACTCCTTGGCCTTGATCTTCTTGAGCGCCGGGATCGGCACGCCTGACATGCTGGAAAGGACGGCGAGCATCTGGTGCGTTTCGCCCTTCACGAGATCCGCAGCGGCGAGATCGCCGACCGTCGGTTCATCGAAAGAGATTTCGGAATAGGTGACGCCGGAATGTTCGACGGGCGTGGAAAGCTTAATGGTGGTCATGAGGACTCCTCAGTGGTGTTGAAAAGCGAAAGGCCGCTGGTGAGGCGGCCCTTCTAGCTATGCTGGTGATGGTGGGTGGCTTAGAGCAGCAGCGAGTTGCGCTGGCCGCTGACCTGGCTGACGCCGCCGATCAGGACGTCAAAGTCGTCCATTTCGTAGATCGGCTCGCCGTCAATCTCGAGCTTGTAGTAGTTGACCGAGACCGTGTAGTCGTTCTCCGCCTGATCGCCGGTCTTCCACGAGCCGTGGTCGGCCTGCTTCAGGAAGCCACGGATCGTCATGACGGCCGAGTGGTCAGTGCCATCCTCGTCGACGAGTGCGCCGGTGATCATGAACGGGTATTCGGAGCCAGGCTTGAGACCGAAGAGCTTGAGAATCTGCGGATCGAGGCCGGGCATCTTGAAGCTGAATTCCAGCTTCTCGTAGCCCATATGCACCTCGCGCGGCTTGATCATGCCGGCATTGCGCATTTCCTCGACCTTGATCTGCGGGACCGGCGGCGTGATGTCGCCGATCTGACCAAGTTGGGAAACGCTGTCAGCCCACAGCATGCAGTCGCGCATCAGGAAGCGCGGAAGACTTGTCGCCATTTAGGAAACTCCTTACGCGGCCAGCGTGAGCGGGCCGTTGTCGATCGCGCCACGAACCTCATCCAGAAGGATCTGGTAGTAGAGGATGTTGCGATGCGTGGTGATTTTGATCTGCTCCATCAGGCCGACGGGCTCGAACTCAACATTCAGATAGACCTGGCCGTTGGCATTGACCGTGGGCTGGTTGATATCGGAGAGCCAGACCTTGCCGCCGAGGATGTCGTCGTTCTTCTTGAAGACGCGCAGTGCGGCATTGCCGTCCTCGATCATCATCTTCAGGTTGGCCTTCGTGAACTTCTTGTCGACCCACTTGAAGTAGATCTGCTCGAGGCTCTCGTTGATCATGTCGGCGGTGGCGCGGACGCTATCGAACTGCCAGAGGGCATCCGATGTCGCGAGGCGCGAGCCCCAAGTGCGTAGGCCATTCTCATTGATGACCGTCGCGACCTGCTTGTCGTTCAGGTAGTTGCTGTCGGTCGGATAAGCGATCGTGCGTGCGACGCCGTCCAGCGTGCGGATTTCCTTGTTCGATACCGAGCCGGAAACGCCCTCAGCCGAACCGACAACACGCGAACGAATGCCCGCGAAGACCGGCGCAATCGGCACGATAACAGGCACGCCATCGACGTTCTTGATGCCAGCCGGGTCAATGGGAAGGATACGACCGCTGTTAATGGTAGCGCGGAAGCGCACGGCATCGGCGTTGGTCGTGTTCGGGCCGGCGATGTAGGCACGAGCCTTAACCTGCTCCGTGATGGTCGCAAGTGCCGAAACGAAGGGGTTGCCGACGTCGCCGATGTTTGCGGTCGCGGTCGGGAGCACCTTGCCAGACTCAGAGCCGCCACCGGTGAAGGCAACAACGGGAGCCTGTGTCATGCCCTTGCCCGCGCTGGTAACCGTAACGGACACGACCTTGCCGGCATTTACGCCGGTACCGAGCACCGCAACAGCGGTCGGCAAAACCTTGCCGGCATCAGAACCGCCACCGGTGAAGGCAACCGTCGGCGCCTCGGTCAGCAGGCTGCCAGAGCCAGAAATGGCGACGGACAGAAGGCCGCCCTCGATCCACGTGCCTGTGTTGCCGGCGGTGACGATCACGCGCGGCTGATAGCCAAGAAGTGCCTTGGCGCGCAGTGCCGAGTAGAGGCCGGTGCGCTGGCCGGCGTCACCGATCAGGTTTGCCTGCAGAGTTGCGGCAGTTTCGCTGTGCTCAACACGGTTGACGATGACAATCGATCCGCCCTCACCAAAGATGGTGACCACGTCGTTGTAAAGCGTGCCCTGCGTGCCGAGCAGCGCGGCCTGCGACAGGTTCGTGATCAGCGTCGGCTTGTTCAGCGGGAATGTCGCAGCGTCAGCGCCCGGTGCGGTGCCATTGACGAACGAAATGCCGTAGTTGGTGACGCGCAGAAGCGACGGGCTGTCAGGGCTTTCGAGCACCTGCACGCCATGGAAATACGATAGGTCAGCCAATGCGGCCTCCTCTGATGTGGTGTCAGTTTTGCTGGTGGTGGCGGCTTAACCGCGGGTCTGGAAACTTTCGGGCGAAAGCTGCGCGGCGAAGGCCGCATCCACGTCTGCCGTGGTCGAGATCGAGCCGTCACCGATTGCGGCCAGCACATCGGCCTCGATAGAGAAGCAGTCATTGACGTGGTCAAGAACCGCGTCGCTGGCATGGATGATGGTCGCGGCATCAAGCGTGATGAAACTGCCGTCTGGGCATTTCCACTGCGCGGTAAAGGCAGTGTCTTTGTCCGCCTTCATGCGCGCGCCGGAGATCATGATTTTCGACCGGTCGTCGGTAGCGACATCCAGGCCACCGACGACAATGCCGCCGACCTCACGCTCCCAGCGCTTGGTTGCCGTATAGGCATTGAGATCGATTGCGGGCGGTGCGTATGGCGGGATGGTGTTCCCCTCCGCTTCCCACTCCGCGATCATCTGGCGATGTCGGTTGCCCATGTAGTCGGGGACAGTGCTCTCACTTGCGTCCCCATCAAAGATGGCGCGGATTGAACCGCTTTCGGTGTAGCCGATAACGTTCATGTCAAATCTCCGCGTCTGCGGCAAAACGGTCACCGTAAATAACTCCGCCGCCTGTTCCGCTATTTCCTGCAATGTACCGAATGCTAGTTTTTTGGGGTGCGTCCACACCGCCAGTGGTCATGCTTCCTGATGCCGTTCCCGAAGCGAAGACAACTATGGTCGGCTGCGCGCGCATTTCAGGGGAAAAGGGAACGACGATGGAATTACCATAACCGGCGATGGTCGGTCCGCTTAGGCCTATCGGCGGCGTGATCTGGTAGTATCGTTTGCACAGCTCCAATTCCTGTTGGATATGGCGCGGAGAGAATGGATCATCTTCCTTAGAAGCATCACCTTCGACAAGAGAGGCACGGGTTAGGTTCACATTGCCCGTTTGAGGCACAATCTTCCCGCCCGCCGCATCATAATTCGCGCCACTCGAAAAGATGAAACGGACAATCAAACAGCTTCCAGAGCCAATCGTTTTTCCAGCGACAGACGGGATGTCGAATAGCAACGAGTATTTCGTGTTGATTGCAGAAATCGCTTGCTGGCGAGCCCCGATATTTACAAGTGGGGAGCCGCCTGCGCCAAAAATCTGGATAAGCACGACGCCAATGAGGCTTACGTTCCCAGCCGCATTGAATGTCAGAGTGGCTCGTTTTCCTGCAAGCGTTCCAACATCTTCAATCGCCTGATCCACAAAAGTTACATGCGAGGCGTCAGCACTTTGCGTGAAATCAAAGCGGCCATAGGCTTCGGTGTCCTCGGGTATTGAAGGAATATCCTTCGGGTAAAGCATGCGCGACATGCCTATTGTAGCGCCATTTGATGCCGCCAGACGCCACCTATCAACTGCGTACCTAACCGCAGCCGCTTGAGCGAATGTTGTCCCTCGCTGTGCGATGTTGAAATTGCCGTTGATGAGCTTGTTTCGATGTCCAGCAAGAACGCCGCCGCCGATGTTGGCGATGGCTTGGCCCTTCTGCGCTACAGTCAGTCCAGTGAAGATGTTCTCAATGACCTGAGACTTCTGCGCTTCCGTCAATGCCTGAGCGGAATCAATACGCAGCAGGAAGGTGCCGAACACTGATGGAGCCGAAACAGGTTCAACCTTGCCGTCGGACTGCTTCACCAGAATGTAACCCGCCGGAGCACCCGCGATGTTGCGGGTGTCCGTGAGGTCAGCCAAGGCAAACGTCTTGCTGGCGGCCATCTTGTTATTAAGGGCCGTCACCAGACCGGTGATGTCCGACAACTCATGGGCATGAATGATCGGTGCCTTACCAGCCGCCAACGTCTGCAACGCCCCGATAGTGGTATCGAGGAGCTGCAGGTTGGAAAGAAGGCGATAGATCTCGGTATCGATGTTCGCGGTATCAACCGGAAGATCGAGCCCGACGTTAGGCGTCGTTGCCATTCATGGATTCCTTAGAAGATGCCGGCGCCAAAATCGCCAAGGATGACGCGCGCGGACGGGCCGCCTGTCGCGGTGATCCGAAGCCGGACCTTGAGGCCGGTGATGCTGGCGACCTGGTACTTGTTCTCGACCCAGAGCGGGAAGGCCAAGGCTTCCGTGCTCGCGAGTGGCAGGTTCGTAAACGCTCCGCCGTCGATAGAGTAGGCCACCGCGACGCTCGCGCCGCCCGGCAGATAGGCCTTGAGGTAGTCCGTCAGTCTGACGGCAGTACCCAAGTCAAATGCGCGGGTGATGTAGACCATCGACGAATCAATGCGACCCGAGATCAATTCGACCGGAGCATAAAGCACCGGCGAGAGTGTCGCCGTACCGGTCAGGACTGCGCGCAACTGGACCGTGTCTGTGACGTATTCCGTCAGCTGCAGAACCTGGAAAGGCAGCAGCTTGTAGATCGTCCCGTTCGAACGCTGGACCTCGAAGACCACCGAGCAGCCGGAACTTGGAAGCTCCGCGACGCAGCGCACCTGAAGATCAGAGCAATCCACCAGATTGAAGGTACCGAGATTGACCGTCTTTGTCGTCTGCGTGTAGCGCGCAGCGACCAAACGGAATGTCAGCGCCTCGTCCTGATGCGCCGTCCACGTTTTCGCGTTGACCGACGAAAAGCGAGGGCCAGTCACATACGGATGTTTGGAGACGTATTCCTGCCTATCCGTATCGAACCCGCCGAGCTTTGCTCCAGAGACTGAGTGCAGGTTGTCATCGGACTTGATGACAAAAGCATGGTTTTCGGTCGGGAGAGTAATCAGCGGAACCGCATAGCGGGCAGATCGCCAGCCGGGAACGGCAGCACCAACCTGTACAACTGCTTCCGCTCTGATTTCAGCCGTCGGGTAACCGTTTTCGGTGGTGACCTGATCGACGAGGATATGCTTCGTCAGATCGCCGAAGGCGCACATGTGGAAATCAACGCCGATGATCTGACGCGCCTGACTAAGGCCAAAGTACTGTGCCTGTGGATCAGCTCCACCGCCATCGCTTTGATCAAAGCCATCGTTGCCAGAGCCACCTGAGAACCAACCTAAGGATGCATTCTGAACAACCTCCGTAACGACCGGCCTTGACCAGTTCTGGACGGTGGTGACCCGGCGCATCACGTCGGTTAGGACCGTGCCCTGCCCGACAAACATGTTGGTGGCCTGAGTGCCGCCCATCCCGTCTGCCGCGACAACCTTCGTGCCAGCAGGAACGGTCGGGGGGATAGTGAACGTCCCGCTGATCTCTCCGTTGGCATTCGCGGTCTGCGTGCCAGGAGGTTTTACGCTGATGCCGTCGAAGGTTAGCGACTTCAGAATTTCGCCAGCGCCGAAGCCAGAAAGCGTGAAGCTCACCGAGATCGGGCGCAGGAACGCCGCCTGTTCAGTTCGCTGATCCACAACCTGATTTTCAGAGGATGTGGTCTGCAGCGGGCCGCCGTCAGTCCGGACGCCTTGGTTGAACTCCAAAGTTTGCTCGGAAAGCCAAGTCGTCTGCGATACCGTCCAAAAATCAACCGACGGACTGAGACGCAGAGCGCCCGGAAGCGGGTTGAAATTGGCGTATGGGTTGATCTTCTCGCAGAACGTCTTGAGGTCCTGCGTGACGATGACCTCCTCGACATAATCGAGCGTGATCGGGTCGGTGATGTTGCCATAGAAGAACGTCGGGCGGATCGCGAGCTGCATAAACCCGTTGCCAATGGCGCCGGACTGCGCGCCTGCCGACCCGAGATCGCGGTAGGTGTCGTCCAGAAGAGGATCGACGAAGACGCCCTTCTTGGCGACAGGCTCTTTGCTGTCGATCGCATGCCGGCCTCGTTCCCTCATGATGAGGTATTCGAGGTCAAACAGCCGGTTGTTGTACTTCCACTGCTCCTGAATCGTCAGGGATCGCGTGCCATCATTCACGATGGTCGGCGCGGTCATCCAGTCGTTTGAGACCGTGCAGAGGTTCAGGACCGTCTCAGGAACGCCCGGAGCCTGCGGATTGCTACGGGCCGACTGGCCCATGAGGTAGACCGGCGAGCCATCCTGAAGAAGGCCGATGCGGTCGATCCGCGGCAGCTTGCGCGTATAGCTGACGATGACGTCGCCGCCAGTCACACCGCCGGAAACCGTGATGGTCGTGTCCGTGAAGCTCGTAGCCGTGACGGCCGCGCGATAGCGATATGTCACGTTGTACGAGGATCCTGTCGTCGGCTCTGCCCCGCCGGGCGCCCAATCGATGGTGTTGTTGACCAGATTGTACGAGGCTGGGCTGGCGAACGTCGTGCCACCCTGAACAACAGACGAGACCGAGATGACCGACGTGTCAGGCAGAGCATCGGCACCGTTGGCAATGCTGCCTCTGGTGATGGTGACCGTCTTCTGTTTGGTCAGCAGGATGCTGTTGATGACGCCAATCGGCGATTCCGCGACCGGGAAGGCATAGGAACCAGCCGTGTCGGCGTAGGTGTGGGTTTCTCCAACAACCGCGCCTTCGTCCCAATCTTCTTCCTGTTCGAAGCGAAGCGAGGCAAAGCGGGTCCGCTTGAAACCGTAGACGTTGAACTCGCCTTGCTCGATCGAGAACACACGAGCGCCAGCGTTGAGGCCAACGGCGGTCACTCGGCAACCGGAGACGATATAGTTGCCGTTGGGCCGGTCATAGATGGCCAACGCCTGCATGGCCGGCTCCAAGATCGACGGAGACGTCTGATCGAGGATGGTGCCGTCCTGCAGCGTGTAAACGGCATAGAAGTCGCCGGGCGCATCGATGTCGCCGCGCGCCCATGTGATCGTCGCTACCTCGCGGGCAGCGCCAGGTTCAAGCTCAGCAAGCGAACCGGGGACCAGCCCCATCAGTTCAGGATTGGTTTCTGCCGTGAGGTAGGTCGTACCAAGCCGAACGCCGAGCTGGATTCGACCTGTCATCGGCACGTCGGCGAGAAGCGCCTCAGCCACCGACATCACGTCGCCCTGAACGTAGATCATGCCGGCGGTCAGCCGAACGGTCTTCGCCTCAATGTCGACAATGGCGTCAGCACGATCCACGCGGTCACCGTCGGAAGCAACAAGGCGGCTCAGGCGGGTCTGACGATTGCGTGCAATGGTCTGGACTTCGTTCAGTTCGGCCGCCTGGATAATGCGGTCCTTGCCTCCGAAAACGACGCCCTGCTGCTCCGGATGGCCCTCTGCACGGTCGAACGTGTAGGCCAGCCCGGACTTGTGTTCGTAAGCCATCAAAACCTCAGGAGTATCTTGACCTGATCACGCACCGTTAAGCGCATCGATAAGTCGAATGGTGTTTCGGAGAATGTCGGGCCGGACACGATGTCGCCGGGCTCTAGCCACAGCCGTCCGGCTGGAATGCCAGGCGCGAGAACCGCTCTCGATACGAGGCGAACCTTTGTCGCTCTCGATGCGTCTACGTCGTTGAAGCCCGTTCGAGCCTCAATGTAGACAGCGTCGCCGGATGTCATCGGTGCATAGCGCGCGCCGCCGTAGATGTAGTCTCCGCCCGCGATGGCTCTCACCTGCGCGACCTTGCACTTCCGGTAGCCAATGGTGACGTCATCGTCTCCGATGAATTCCATGTAGACTGATGGATATTCCCTGAAGAACGACGCCAACAAGACGCGACGCTGAGCCTCAGGATTGAGCGCCCACTGGAATTGCGCAGTGACCCATGGATAGGTCATCGAGACCCACGGAATGCCGCCGTCTCCGGTCTGGGCAAGCCAGTTACCGATCGCGATGCCCTCGCCCTCTTCGAGGACGTGCTCGATTTCCGTCAGGCGACCGAAAGACCAGATGGTATCGCCGTCGGCGTAGGTCGTGCCGCTCTCGAAATCGAGCAGCGACCCGTCGAGGCGACCGCTGTCTTCCACCAGTGCGGTGACGTCATACCCATGTACCCCGCGCCGGAACATCGATCGCGCCGGCACAGAGAGGTCGACGACGCCCTCGATCTGCACGAGATCGGGGAAGTCGTAGCGAGGAAGGTCGGAGAAGTAGAGCTGGAAGCTGTTCCACCAATTACGGGTGGGCGACTGCTGCACGATGGTGGCGCTATAGCCGATCCACCCCAAGGCGATCTCAATGGAACGGGGTGTTCCGCGAAGTCTCTGCCAGCGAACCGCCTCGTCAACCAGATCGTCGAGGTTTGGAACGAACGGCCGAAGCACATCCAGCCCGTATTCGTAGATGATGAACGGTTTAAAGCTGGCCGGTATGTCGGGACTGTACTTCAAGCCACGAATGAAATCGGCGGATACGTCGAAGCTGTCCCACCGTGGGAACGCGGAAGCTTCGAACGTCTTTTCGAAGAGACCAGTGCCCGACGGCGGGAGCAACGATTCTGCCACTAGAACGCCCTACCCTTGTAATTGAGCTTCACCGTCCCGAGCGAAATCGCTGCGTAGTCGGGAGCAACTTGAGTTTCGATCGGTACGAGCGGAATCACTGACTGGACCCCGGAAACCATCAACTTCGAGACCCACCAGCTGGTCGGAAGATCGCGACCAAGCGCCTGTACGGCAGCCCAAGTGTCGCGAAGGTTCTGTTCCATAGTCAGGTTTGTCGAAAGCGGAGCGCTCGGATCGAGGAAGTAGTCTGCCTCGATATCGACGACGATGCGGACAGCTGATTCCACCGAAATCGTGTCATTGACCATGATCACGTCCGAGGACTGCAAAGTCGCAGTGACCGTGGCGAGAAGAGCAGTCGAAGCTATCCCGTCAGCCGCCGTTGAGAAGATAGCGACATGAACGACCGGAGACTTGCCAGCGCGATACACCTCTACGCCTTCAACCTCGATAGACGCGGTCATCGCTATGAACTTGTAGCGTTCCTTCGTGCCACCTGGGCTCCTGCCCTGTATGGCAAGCACGACGCGTTCACGTAGGCGATCGTCAAGTTCGCCAACCATTCGGATTACGTCGTAGAACCCAGCGAGGTGCTCGAGCTCAGCGCCGGTTGCGAAGGCTAGAAAGTTCGAGCGCGCCGCGGCGTTGACGCGGGCGCGCATGATGATCTCGCGGTAGCTCTCCTCCTCAAGAAGGACGACGACCGGGTCCGTCTCCAACATTGAGACGTCATATTCAGGAAGATTGAGATCAGGATTCGATGCTCGAACGGCCTGCCACAGCGACTGGAATGACGCCTTCCTCTCGCTGAGGATCGTCTCGAAATTCAGAGTTTCGACAATGGTGGGTGCCGGCAGGGAGGCGAGGTCAATCGCAGTAGACGCCAAGGTCACACCTCAAAGATTATGCGCGTGCTTGCATCCTCGACAATCGAATAGTCGTTCAGATGCCCGCGCGGGTAATAGAGTCCGAAGAGCTCAAGGGTGACCTGGCCGTCTGCCGTCAGGTTGGTGACGCGGGCCGCCCTCACCCGATAGCGAGGCTCCCACCGTATGATCGCCGTCGCGGCCGCCGAGTAGACGGCGAGGACGTTTCGACCAATCATCTTGGCGTCGATCAGGTCAGGAAGTTCCGACCCGAAATCTCGGCGCATGACACGCGTATTGAGCCGGGTCGTGAGGATCTTGTGGATCGACTGCTGGACGTGCTGCCAGTTTGTCAGCCGATTGCCATTTCCGACGTTCACGCCGGCTGAATCGGACATCAGTCGCACTCCCACTTGGAGGCGCCAGAAATGATCGATGCGCCGCACGCCGTCGCGTCACCGTGTCGGGCGATCTCGGCGTCTTCGCATTTCCATTTCGACGAGCCGCCGACGATCGGGTTTGTTCCGTGGATTGGGCAGGCGTAGAGGTCGCCTCTGCGAGCAATCAGCGCGCCTTCACATTTCCATTTAGACGCAGCGCTGATGATCGAGCCGCCATGCGTCCCGCTGTCACCCAGCCGTGCAATGCGTGGCATCAGGCAAGGTGGCCGCTATCGGCAGTGAAGGTGGCTGTACCGGCCTTGATGGTGACGCCATCACCGGAGACCGCAAGGACGGTCTCACCGATCTTGATGTGTAGCGGCGTGTTGTCATTCTCACGCTTATTATCGTCGCTGTACGTCGAGAAATCGATCTGAGCGTCTGTCAGGTCGCCACTTTCAGAAATGATATCTACCTGCTCACCCTTGGTCAGCATGATATCTATCTTGACGCCACCGGCGCCGAGCTGACGCGTCTTAAGCCAACCCGTTAGGAACGGCCTGCCTTTCTGGTCGGAAAGCTGGGCGCGATACTTGCCGGCGTTTTCACCAGTGCCCACCTCGGCCACTGTGCCTTTGCGCTTTCGATTGCGCGCGCGTCTTTCGATCTCGGCAATCCGAAAGTAAAGGTCGGAAACCTGATCTGGCAAATTCGATGGAATCATGCCGGGCCTCCTGCGATCTGTGCTGGCTGTGCGTTCACGGCAACGATAGGCAAGCCGCTCTCGGCACCCGTCACCGGCGTGATCAGCAACGAGTCAGCCTCGCTGTGGGCGATACCGAAACGGCGCATCGCCGCTTCCCACTCCAGTGGCGTGCCAACCAGCTGCTCCTGCATAAGCGCGATGCGTCCGGATAGTCCTGGCAGCCCCGCAGCTTTTGCGAAAAACATCGCCATTGGTCCTCGAGCGCTCAGCGGCTCTCCCTTTGGGGGATCTGATACCAACTCGACCGTGACTTTGACCTGATGGGCAGCCAGACGGATGCCGTCCTTGGCGCCGCTGCTCGTGCGGGACCGCTCGATGCGCGAAATCGTTTTGATGAACTTGCGGAAGATCTCCGCCCATTCGTTCTCGGGATCTGACAAGGCGTCGCCGATCTGGCGCGCAATCAGGTCCAAGTGGAATTCAAAAGCGGCATCCGTATCTGGGACGCCAGGATAGAGCAGGCTGTCGCCCGTCTCCGTATCGGTCTCCGCATGCGCAGCTGTGACGCCGGCTTCAAAGAGAAATTCTGTTCGGCCATTGCCGACCCATGCTCGTAGCTGATTGTCATCTGCGCGAGCTTCATCTGTGTAGACCGAGATGAACGGCTTCGGTTTCGTGCTGCGAAGATTGCCATCACCGTCTAAGTCGAGCGCACCTATCTCGCTGTCGAGAACGTTGTCGCCGACTGATGTCCGGCCCTTGAGCGCCTGAACGGCTGCGATGCGAGCGGCAATACGAACTAGCGACATGCCGCCCTCCTCATTTTTGCGTAAGCGTCAGCACGATCAGATTCGAGTGCCGGGTCGTCACATCGGCGACTTCCCACCAAGGCTGACCGGCGCGCTCAGTGGCGCGAACCTTGTCTTTCTGGAAGATGTCCGGACCGGCATAGGTCGACCGGTCTATAACCAATACCCCTTGGCCCGCAGACACCATCGTGGTGAAGCCCGGTCCAAGCGACGCAGGGATAGTGCCAGCCGTATAGAGGATGCCCCGGATATCGATGTCGGGGCGGCCGGTGTCGGCCACTCCGCTATTCTTGAAGGCCAGACGCACCTCTTCGCCGAAGGTGGACGCCATCTTGCGATCCACCCCCGCCTCCAAGGCGCGCCAGTTGACCATTACGAGGCCGACAGTCGGACGATGCCGGTGGCGCTCGGGTTAGCCGCAACAGCAAGCGTCTTGCCGATAAGCGTGTTGCCCGAAGCGGTCGTGGTGACAGCCTTATTGGTGTCATCCCAGTAAGCGAGCGCACCGAACGTCCACGCCTGAGCGGACGTCTTGCCGAGCTCGTACACGCCGTTGAGTTTGATCTCGACGGTTTCTCCTGCCTTTGCCGACGTTGCGGCGACACCGAAAATAGTGCCGACAAGAACGCCGCCGCCAGACACAACGTCGTAGGGAGCGGTTACCGTGACAGTGTTGCCCGGCTGGATATAATTCTTCATCAGTTTCTCCGAGAGGATGTCGGGCGGCGCGAAGCCGCCCTTTGAAGATTAGGCGCCGGCGTTCTTGGCGAGGCCGCGGTGGTCCATGGCCTTGGCGCCAACATCGAGGCGAGCCTTGACTTCGAGACCATCGACGTCGAAGCCCTGACGGGTTTCGATATAGACGCCGCGATTGCCTTCGAGGTAAGCGAGCTCAACCGTGTCCACCTGTGCGGGCGAAGCAGCGAGATACCAGGCAGTCGTCGAACCGGCGATTGCTGTGGAAACAGCAGCGGGGTTGCTGATACCGTTGTCGAGGCGTGCCTCAGCAATGATCTGCAGCTTGCGCATCGATTCCGTGGCAACCTTGGAGGCGTCATCCGCGAAGAACGTGGACTTCAGCACCTGCTCGGCAGTCGTTTCGAGTTCGACCGGAACCACGAGGAACTGCGGACGGATGTTGAGAACCGTCTTGCCGTCGAGGCCGACCTGCTTCGCCATCTGCGCGCGACCCTTGCCCAGCGAGGCAACGCCGAAAGCGGCGGCGGTCAGCACGTTCTTGTGTGGTGCGGAGAAGAGCGTTTGGCCGTCACCCATTGTCGGGTTGCTCAGGATCTGAGCCCAGACGAGATCGCTTTCCAGCTGAGCAGCGGCGCCGCCCATCAGCTGCGGGATGCGGCTGAATGCGTTCATGTCATCGTTGATGATGACCTGACGGGTGATGGCGATCACCTTACCGAAGGTCGCAATCTTGTAGGATTCTTTGCCTTCAGCGACCGTGCCGCGCTTGAATTCGCCAGACTCGCTGACCTTGTCGAAGGCCGGGCCTTCACCAAGCTGGGCGCGGTTGATGGCCTTGAAGTCGGCGACGGTCGTCTCGCGGATCAGCGGACGGAAAGTCTGACCGGCAGCCTCATAACCAGCGCGCAGGGTCGTATTGACCACATTGCCGAGGATAATCGGGAAGTCGGACGTCGAACCGTAGCCCGAACGCTGAGCAAGAGCTGCACCAGCGATTTCATCGCGAGACATGCCGCGCGTCTTGACGCCTCGGGTTTCGAGTGACTCACGAGCCATATCCATCAGCGAGAAACCACGATATTCGCGGCCGCCGTCGCCCAGAGGCTTGGATGGGTCGGCGCGGTGTGCGAGCGCTTCGCGCATAGCAGAGGCGCGCTTCTCGTGGTGCTCTTCGCCGACGCTGGCCGGGCTGCGATTGTCGGTGGCTGGTGCTTCGCGCTTCATCATCTTTTCCAGAAGTGCAGATCGGAAATTCTCGACGCTCGAGCGCTTGTCGATATGCTCGTCGCCAAGCTCGGCCTCACCAGCTTCTTTCGCGAGCGTGCGGATTTCGGACGCTCGCTTGTGTTCGGTGTCGAGGGCCTTGCGGATGGCGGCATCGACGTCGACCGGCTGGGTCTGGTCCTGACGAGGTGCAGCGCGGGTAGCATCTTCAGCGGCATCAGCGGCTGCAATCTGCTTCCGCACTTCCGCAATCTCTGCCAGGATGCCTTCATGATCCTTTTCGATCGTGCGGGCAGCGTCGGCTGCGGTGTCGTCCTTGATTTCGGCAAGCTTGTCAGCGGCGCGCTTTTCCAGCAGGGCCAGCTTCTCACGAAGTGTCATATGGTATTCCTTAAAAAGTGGGCCGTGCTTTAAGCCACGGACTGACGGTGACGCATCGCCATGCGAATTCGGCGAGCTTCGTTTCGGCCGGTGGCCTGTTCGCCTACAAATTCGCAGGGGATGAGCTTCTGCTCGTCTTTGCGGATCTGAGAGCCGGCGTCCGCTGGAACTGGAACAGCGCTGATTTCAAGCGGCTCCCAGTCAACGACGCGCCATTCTTCGTCGGTGCCGTCGCCGTCCGTGTCGGTTTTGACGACCTTGTGGATGGCGTAGCCGACGCTGATGTTCCGGATGATGCCGTCCTTGATCTTGTCCACGATCGCCGTGTCTTCGGAAGCACGCGAAAGCTTGACGCGGGCATAGCCCTTGCCGCCTTCGATCTTGGCCGAGCCGGGAACAACGGATCCGATAACCGATCGGAGAGACCAGTCGTCGTGGGTATCAAGGAAGGGCGCGCCTGCATTCAGTCGGTCTAGCCGGATCGCCTGCGGCGTAACCTCCAGAACTTCCGAATAGTAGCGCTCCGATCGCCAAGACCACCGGCGCACAGCGGCGCCAGTCGTCCAGATGACCTCGATGGTGTTGTCCGCTTCGTCGAACGACGCAGAACGCACCTCGGCGTTCCTGCCGAACTTCGGCAGGTTCACATGTTTGTCTGTCATGAGGTGTCCTCATTGGAGGCGTCAGCCTTGTCGGCCTCTGCGTCCTGCTGTGTCTGGCCGGCCTGTGACATTCGCCGCGGGTCGGAATCAAAGATCAGCTTGTTGTCGTCCAGCAAGGCGTTCCACTCGACATAGCCAGCGATGACCTCCTCCGGCGTGAAACCAGTCTCGGCGATAGCTACCAATGGATTGAGCAGACCAGAACGAACGGCGGCAACACGTGCTGCGACATCCTTGGCTTCGTCGGCACTCGGGAAGCGTGGCGGAGACCATTCGACGGCGACCTTGCGCGTCCGGATCTTGCCAGCAAAGAATGCTGCCTCACAGAACCAGTCCCAGAGAGGCTGGCAGATCATTGGAATGATCACCTGCCATTGCAGGTCATCGATGATCTTCTTGTAGGTCTCGAGGCCGATCTTGCTCGACGAATAGTTGACCTTATCCAACCGACCGGAAAGGAAAGCGTGCGGCACATGAAAGCCAACGGCGATCGTGTGAAGCATAGAGGTCTTGTACGAGTCGTAGTTCGCTGTGTTCGCCGGCTGGGTGAACTTGATGTCCTTGCCACCACGAGCATGGTAAAGCATGCCCGGCGCGAATTTCTCAACGATCTCTCCGTCGGCGTTATAAACGCCCGGAACGTCGTCATCGCCCATCGGCAGGCCAACACCGCCCTCATCATCACCACCGGTGACAACGCCAACCATGCAGGCCTCAAGGCGCTTGCGGACCAACTCTGACTGCTCGTAGCCGGCCATGTCGTAAAGCGACGTGACGGCCGCATGCCCCCACGGAACACCCTGCGACTGCCCTGCCCGAAGCTTCTTGAAGCCGAAGACGATATCCTCGGCAGGTACCGATACCGACGACAACGAGGTCGTTGATGTCAGCGCCGAGCTGCCGGGGTGGTTAGGAAACAGCCAATAGGCCGTCGTCTTGCCGATCCCATTGTACTCGATACCGTAAGAAGCTCGCCGGCCATTGGCCAAATCGCCGTGCCTTGTAGCGTCGAGGTGATCGACTTCGAGGACCTGGAGTTGAAGCGGGACGGCCAAGCCGTCCTCGGCTAGACGCCGGCGGCGGCGAACCATGCCTGTGCCGGATTCCAGCATCTCGCGGGTAGCAAGCGAAACGATGCCATGGAAGTCGAGATGACCGTCGGCATCGCATTGCTTCATCCAGTCCGCAAAGAGCTTGTTGACCTTCTTGTCTTTCGACCGCGGCACAATACCAGCGCCGACGGCGTGGGTGACGAGGACGGCCATAGCATTGGCCGCATATGGATTGTTTCGGACGAGATCGCGCATACGGTCTCGCAGAAGCGAGCCGGCGGCGCTGATCTCAGCATCTGCGCTCGTGTTGTGCGAGCGCCAGCTATTGCGAAGGCGGTCACGGTTAGCACCGTCGTAGCCTCGCGACATGACATCGAACGCCCTACGGGCAGCGACACGACGCGCAGCCGCGCGCGGCGCCACTACCGCAATGGCGCGGTCAAGCAGATTTGCTGATCCCATGATTTCAGAATGCCGCCAGCGTGATGCGCGACTTCCGAGACTGCTGGGCCTCAAGCCACTCGAGCGTGTCCCGCAATTCCTTCATCGATGGATACTCCACCTCGCGGTGGGTGCCGCCGTCACGAAATACAACGCGGCGAGCACCCTGCGAGATAGCCTCTCTAAGGGCGGCAATCTGTGCAGAATTGTCAGCCATGATTGCCTCCTAAAGCCATGATGATGCGGCCTTCTTCGGCTTCTTTGCCGTAGGAGGTGCAGGGTTGTCGTTTGCGGGTGGTGGTGGCGGTGGATCTTCGGACTTGGCCTGAGGCACCGGCGCGGCGATGATTGCCGGCCTTTCGGGGGGCTCATCAGAGCCGCCGCATTGAACCTCCAGTTTGTACCACTGGGCATTCGACCAGCGATCCGCACCGAGCAACCAGACCATCGAGCGCGCATAGACGCGGCAGTCGAGCGCTTCGTTTCGCTCGCGGGTCTTGACCCACCTCAGTTTGCCGAAGCCTGTGATCTTGTTTTTCTCAGTGACCAACTGCTCAGCGACGAGCTGTTCGACCCATTCGCCCGTCGCGCCCTGAGGAATATGGACGTAGCCGTCTGGGAAGCAGACGCCGACGGCCAGATCCTCATCAGTGGGTTTGTCGAGCCGCAGGTAGCGGTAAAGCTCCTGCTTGAAGAACGGGCCGGAGACCATGTAGAGGGCCAGACCGCGTTTGATCTTCTTGCCACTAACCTTGACGTCCATCCATTTAGGGCCGTCGACCGGCGAAACAGCATTGAGCTTTTCGCGGTCGCCCTTGATGGCAACAACCTGGCCACGGCCCTGAAGCCGGCACCATTCGTAGACAACCGAAGTCGTCAGTCCGTCACCGGTGTCGATCGCCGCGCGCATGATTGGCAGGTGGGCACCGCCGGCATGTGGCCATGTCCGCTTGAGTGCGGTCGCCAGATCCTTCCAGACCTGATGGCCGATATCGGCGGTCACACCCTCAAAGACGAGAACATCAACGAGCCACGATTCTAAACCGCGACCCCAGCCCCAGATATGCATTTCGACACGATCGCGCTGGACGTCGATGCCGGCCGTGAGGAACACAGCACCTTTCGGTATGATACCGAGGTGATGGTGGTCACGCCGGTCATAGAGCTTGCGCCATTCCGGTGCGTCACCGGTGATCTGGAAAGGCTTGCCGAGCTGAGTGTTGAAGAACGTCTTGAGCAGTTCGCTGCTCTTGGACGCCGTAGCCTTCAGCCACTTGCGCGCGACATCGTCCAGCCCGCCCCAAGGCGAATATAGCTTTGATGCCCAGAAGCCAGCATGCCCGTCAAAGGCCGATCGCTTATTGCAGTGAGTGCAGAGCGAGTGGCCGTCGTCATCCCACTTGGATGGAGACTGCTCATCGCCGCAGCACATGAATGTTGCGGTCTGGCGCCAGACGATCGAGTTGGGCGTGCGCAGCATTCGCTGGCGTGCCGTCTCGTCCCAAGGCTCATCACATTCGACGCAATGATATCGCGCCGTGGCCGGCAGATGCTGGCCGTCGACCGACTTATCCCAGCGCACTCGCTCGAATTCCAAGACCTGCAGCGCCTCGCAGTGAGGGCAAGGCAGGAAAGGCTTCCGCTGATCGGACGCCTCATATTCGGATTCGATTTTTGAGTTGCCGGCGATGGTCGGAGAGCAAGCTCTAATGAACTTGCGATTCCAAAATGATGCAGCGCGTTCCTCAGCAAGTGAAAGCGGATCGCCTTCCTTGCCAGCGCTGGCCGGGTACTTGTCGATTTCGTCAGCGAGCACGACGCGGATCGGGCGCGAGGCCAGATCTACCGGGCTGTTGGCACCGACGATGGTCAGGTGGCCGCCGTCGAAGTCCTTGTGCAGGATCGTCGTGCCACTGTCCTTCGAGCGAGCCTCGCGGACGCGTTCCCGAATAACCGGCGTATCACGACGAAGCTTATCGAAGCGGTCCTTAGACCAGCTTTCGCCGAGCTTTGTAGTCGGCTGAATCAGAATGATCGGCGCCGGATCCTGATGGATGTAGAAGGCGGCGACGTTGTTAATGAGCTCCGTCTTCATGAGCTGCGTGCAGCACATGATGGTGACAGTGTGGATGCGAGGATCCGTGGCCGCCAGCATCGGGCCGCGCGCTACCTCGACATTCGAAGTGCGCCAGCGGCCCGGTGAGGACGAAGCCTCTGGGCTCAGAAAGCGATAGGTGTCGGCCCATTCAACGAGATTGAGCTTGGGCGGAGGCGTGAGGCCTTTAAGCCTCGATTGCCTCAGGCGCGCCTGTAGCTTCGCTCGGCCTGCCGAGATCAGCGGCTGATAGCTCATTCAGTGCCCCCGAAATCTCGTCAAAGACGCGATCACGAACGACGGACGGGTCCGGTTCGTTTGTCAGCGTCAGTGCCAGCGTTCCGGGTATTGCCAAGAGCCGCGCTCGCACGCTGCTCAACACAGTATCGACCTCGACCCCTACGGCCTCGATCTCGACAAGCTCCCCGCTCTCGACAGCAAGTTTCAATTCGGCCAGCTTGGCCTCAGCTACGATCTTGCGGCGGCGCCCCTCATCCTCGGAAACGACATCGGTGTCGTCTTCCTTGCTGGCCGCAAACTTGGATATCAGCCGGGCTTCCATCCATTCGATCACCTCGACCGTGTTGTAGGTCGATGCTCTGCCTTTGCCTGCCTTCGACAGTACCGGCATGCCTTCTCGCTCCCACGCACGAAGCGTGACCTGCGATTTGCCGATGATGTCGGAAAGTTCGGCCTGGCTGACTTCCTTACCTTTGGACATCGCCGGCAACACTTTCATGGTTGCGGCTCAACCTCCCCCTACGGGGGAGACGGGCCGACTAGACAAGTAGGAAAGCGGTTCTGGAAATTTTCGGACCTAGTTCAAGCCCGGGCCTTCCCGCCCGCATAGGCCCGGCAGAGGGTCAGAGGGACCCAATGGAGGGGGTGCCCACCGGTGGCCTCACCATGATACCACGAGCGCGATACATCTGTCAACATAAAAGTGCATGAAAACAGTATTTTGTGCGATTATTTTCATCCAATGCATTAACTGACGATCCCTTTGGTCATTGCCCTGACTTCGTGCTCGACGCGGGGTTGAAGGCGCTGCGCACCCTTCCTCCACGCCTCGGCAGCAAGGCCTTGGACCATCTCCTGCGGGACGAAGACGCCTGACTTCACTTTGCGGAAGTTGGTCTTCATGCGCTCGCGCTTGGCATTGAATGGATTGTTCTTCGAGATGTTGTACTTGTATCCATCGCCCTGACGGATGAAGACCTGCTTATTCCAATTGGGCTTGCCAACTCGCTTGGGCCACCATCCAGCCTTCATGAAGGTAGACGCGAACACACGCCTCGCATTACGAGGCGCGGCGCTGACGCCCTTCTTGGTCTCTCGTGCCTTGAAGTACTTGAGCGCGATATCGCCGCCCTGCCCGTTGACCACATACGTCAGCGTGTCTGGCTTAGCACGCTCGCCGGATATCCGATAAGCCTTCTTGCCTGTACGGTTTGGAAGACCCGTCTGGGCGGACAGCGCGCTGCCTGCTTCGTTTCGGACAATATCGCCGGTGTGGTTGATAGCGCGGGAATAAGCGCGTCGTGCGCGTCCCTGTGTGCCGAGAACGATCGTCGCTTCTTCAAGCTGGGCCATGCCACTGCCGACGACTGTCATGACGATCATTGGTTTTCTCGGTGATTGGCGCAGCGCCGCCGGAATCGAACCGACCTAGACGGTTTTGGAGACCGTTGCCTGAACCACTCGGCCAGACGCGCATGGGAGTTGGTTGCAGAGGCGGGATTTGAACCCGCGACCTTCAGGGTATGAACCTGACAAGCTACCTGGCTGCTCTACTCTGCGGAAAAAACCGAAAGCGGCCGGCTCAAGCCGAAGCGAGCCAGCCGCAGGGATCACCACACGACGGAGGAGAGGTCGACGTGGGGATTAAGGAGGCCAACCGAATGCCGCGTCCAAGCCGCAAGCATCTATCGGTGAATGGCCGTATGGGTGCATCCAGCCACTACTCGTCAGCAGCGCCCTCACGTTAATTCGTGACGTTAGGCATATGCCCGCAATGGTGACGGCATGTATCCGGCACAATCAAAGACACAGAGGACTAGGATGCTCATGGGTGCCGCCATGGTCCGCCATGCGGCTCGACATGGCAGGCTGATTTCGATGACAGCGCATGGAACTCACGGGGCCATGAGGCATTGTGATCCGTCACAAGTTCACATTCAAAAAGGACACCGAAATGAACAGCATCGTTTGGCTCGTAGGCGCCGTCGTCATCATTCTCGCCGTACTCAGCTTCTTCGGTTTCCGCTGATCGGCTAATAGTTACCCAAAGCTCAGAGGCTGCAACGAATGCAGCATGGCGATGGGTCCGTCGCATAGCGCACGGAGTGGTTTGGGGCTCGCAACTCTGTTGCGCTACCCCTTCACCTTACTCTCTCCGAGATTGCAGAAAGTCAGACGCTATGTTGAACTTTTTGCGGATCGAGCCAATTCGAGCGCCTGCTCGAAGTTATCGTTGGCTGCCACTAGAAGCCGGCGACCTGCCTCGATCGCGTACTGTCCGCTGTACCCTCGCGCCTGACCCAGCTGTTTCAGGCTTCCCGCCTTGGCGGCATCTGTCAACGTTTTGAAGTGGTGTTCGGCCATGCCGTCCTTGGCCTCAAGCCATTCGCGCCGATCTTCTCTCTGCGAAACGATGTCCTGCCACATGACCGAGCCGCCGCCGGCACATGTGGTCTTTTGCATTCCAAGAAAGCTGTCTGCTACTCGCTGAGATCCACACGGCAGACCGTCGGGGTATCGGGTGAACGTCACCTTTGCCATATCGGTGTTTGCATAGGCGGCCGCCAGTTCAGCCTTTGCCTCGTCATGGGTCAGCTTGACGCGTGGTCCCTTGTGGCGTCGCCCAGTGACGTAACGAGGCTTCTTGGTGTCGAGCATGGCAGCGAAGTAGTTGTTGCTGTCTGTGATCTCCTGCGGGTTGATTTCGCCGCCAAGCGCAGTGTCCACCTTGTCGCGACATCCCAACATCGCGCCAGTCGTCATCCTGGCTGAATATTCCTCAAGCTTGCCGTCAATCGTGAACCGGAAGGCTTTTTCTGTCTGTGTGCCATCGCTGAACTTTAGGCGGCCGATCTTGGTGATCTGCCCAGACTGGTTGCGCTCCAACTCGCCGGTGGCGACGTTCTTCATGATTTCCTGGACAGACGGCGTCACCAACCGCTTGCGATCGTGCTTGAGCTCCTCGACGTCCTCTGGATTGTTGTCATTCGCCGCGGTGGTAGTCCATGTCGTCTGGAGTGGGTCTGGTTCATGATCGGGCGCAGTAGCGAAGATGCGAAAGCCGCCAAGCTGCTCGGCAAGTGATCCATGTCGGGCCATGTGGTGTCCTCCTGTGGTGGTTAACTGTGCGCAAACGCCATCAGTTAACTTGTCGTTAAATGCCTGCGGGCATTTGTGGCTTCGTAGCCGCTATCTGTTTGGAGTTTGCCGTGCGTGTGCCTGGATCGATTGTTCTCTTCGCCGTACCGATCATCGCCATCCTGATGTTCGGAGCATCTCTCGCAATGAGCCGATTAGACGGCGTTGATCAGGTGATGACCGGCTCAATCCACCACACCCCATGACGGAACCTCTTGGATTGTGATCAGTTGTTATAGACTGACCTGTTCAGGAGGATGTTATGGTTGCTTCGTTTCTTATGAGCGGCTTTGTGGTCGTTATCCTTGCCGGCTTGGGCATCTGGTTCGCCAAAGGCTGGAACGACGACGAACATTCAATCTGCCGAGACCGTGAAGCCAAACGTGAGCAATGGCGCAACCGGCAGGCTGAGCGCGCCGAGTGGCGCGATGCATCAGGCAACAGCTAGCCAGCCTTGTACTAGCTCGACCGCCTGGCTGGCCGCATCCGCTGGTGTGGTCGCGGAGACGACGGTCACATCATGACCAAGCCGGGCCAGCGCCGCATGCCGATCCCTCTGGGCGGTAGACAGCCGGCCTTTACCAACCTTGTTCTCAATCATCCGGATCTGGCCGCCCGCTAGATAAATACGGAGGTCAGCTTCGCCTGGCGTCATGCCGGCTGCGATTGCTTCCTGCTGGGCGCGCGGACCGCGCTTGGCAGCGTTCTGGTCACCAGCCAGCAGGAACCGCTTGCCGTAGGCCGGCATGGCGCGGAAAGCTCGAACCTGAGCAGCCTGCAACTCCCATTCCTTCGGCGGCGCTGGTTTGGTTGTAATCTTGCCGGTTGCAGAGGTGCGGATGATCGTGCGAGCACCGTTGATGCGAACTGTCTGCTGTGTCGCCTTTGCCATGATGCCTCCTGTCTTGATGGAGGATTTATCCGGAGAGCGAGGCAGCCATTCAAGGCGCAGGTTGTATTTTCAAACGTGCGCCCTGCCCGCCCAGTTCTTCTAAAAATACCCTACGGGGCACCGTGCGCGCAGCACACCGCCCTGCACGGTTGCACGTGTAGGGGTATATATAAATATATACCCTACTAAACGTGCACTAACCGGGCAGCGTTGTGCAGGTGTTTCCGCCCACTCGTGCACGGATAATGCACGGTTATGAAAACGTGCTACTGGGCGGTATCAGGGGTTGTGTTGGGGGGATATGGCTGTGATTCAGCATATGGCGAGCTGGTTCGCGGGGAGCGCGAGATTCAACCCGTACCATGCCGAGATTTAACATTTTATATAGCGGCTTGAATCGGGCGTGTTAAAGAGGGCCATGAAAGAACAAAACAAGACCGCGCTCGTTCTCGACGACGAAATGCTGATCGCACTCGACGTAGAAGCTATGCTTTTAGACTTAGGTTTCGCTCGCGTCGCGGTCGTTCCGAGCGTTAGTGAGGCCTTGGATTATCTGAGTAGGGATAAGCCGGACGCTGCTGTCATTGACTTCCACGTGCGCGGCAGAAACTGTGAGCCAGTTGCGGGTGCGCTTCGAAGCTTAGGCGTACCAACTGTCATTCACTCAGGAACGAGTTTCGATCCCGACTATCATGGCACGTTCTTCGCCGACTTCCCATGGTTGGGAAAGCCGTCGTCACGCGAACATCTGGCCAGTGCGCTTGCCGCAGCAATCGATCAGTCGAAATTGACCACTGACTGAAACGGTACGGCTTCGATTATCTCGCCGTTTTCGGAGACAATTTCGAATGTCTCGTTGGCGAGAGGTTGTCCGTGCCAAAGCCCGTCGGACACCATCTCCCGAGCGGCTCGCACTGCTTCTGATCTCGCCTCCGCAGATGATTCAAAATCCGCTTCGAAGACTTCTCCCAACGATCCGTCTGAATTCCGTACCTGAAAGTGGAATTTTGTCATTTCGCACCAGTGACATTCGAGCCGTCTAACGAAATCATGTGGCAAAAGGGCCGCGACGTTTCCGCGCTTGGCCCTCGATGTCGCCTCTATCCGCTCCAGTACATCCGTGGTAGCGGACAAAAGCGACACATAAGAATCTTACTTCTTCATCTTGTCGTAATCGAACTTCGGCGCCGCGGTCAGGGCCTCCTTGTTCGTGTCAACATAGGCTTTCCAGGTGCCGTTGTCGTCAGCGATAGCCATGGACGCCGGATCGATAACGACGTAGCTGCTGCCGAGACCGAGGAAACCGCCAACGCTCGCGATCACGCCGATGACCGACTTGCCATTGCCGATCACAACGTCGGAAATTTCACCGACTTCCTCATTTTCCTTGTTGTAAATGTTCATGCCGACCAGCTTGGAGGTCACGAGATCCGTGTCCTTGATCTCAACATACTTGAGCGGCATGGTTGCTGCCTTACCCATAGTGAGGCCGGGACCAACCATAGTTGCGTCGGCACCAGATGCGGCCGGCTGCTCAGCAGCGGGGGCTGCCGGTGCAGCAGGCTGCTGCGCATAGGCAGCCGTGCCCATCATCGCTACGGTCATGGCGGCGGCAATCATGTTCTTCATGAGTATTTCCTCGTATGCATCTGTTATCACGACGTTTCGTGTCGGCCAGATAACGAGGTCGAGCGATATTGGTTCCCCACAAAATGGCAAAGAAAAATCCCGCCGAAGCGGGGTTCATCTTTACCAAGTCTGTCGGCCATACCAGTCGTCAACGTCTTTCTTGGTCCGGTCTTTTTCATAACCGTAACGCCTTTGGATCTTGCCCTCGAGCTGGTCACGCTGGCCGGCGATGACATCGAGGTCGTCGTCGAAAAGCGCCGCGTTGAGACCGAGGTAAAATGCCAGGTCATGCGTATGGAGCAGTTCTACACGCCATAAAAAAGGCCGGCACGATCGCTCGCCCGGCCTCGTATAGAAATGGTTTCGCTTCTGGCTTAGTAGCTTGCTGCGCGGTCGACGCGCCTGCCAGCACTCTGAGTAGCGTCAACGGTATTTGCAGTGTCCTGCCCCATGCCGCGAATTGTGTTGCCGCACGACGCCAAGGCTGCTGCGACGAAAGTCATCGCGAGCAAAGTGGTCAAAGTTTTCTTCATGGAAATGTCCTCTCTCCGGATGTTCACTATCACCACATAGTGCTCGTTTCCGCGACGGCCATCCCTCTAAGCCGCCCGCACAAACACTGCCGTCTCCCGCCTGATCGGGTCACGCTCCTCCTTCTCGACTAAAGCGCCTTCCTTGATGAGCGCGCGCACAAGACCGCTGACACGCTTCTTCGAGGGCTCGTCCTCCAGGTCCAACCCAAGCGAGAACGCCACGGCTACCCCTACCCAGTTCTTCGCCTTAGGCGACTTCTTGTAGTCGGCGTTGGCGACGGCCGTGACGATCGCCGCCCGCTGCTCGTCGCTGATGCCGCCAGCGACCTCTTCTGCACTGGGCCACCTCCATTCCGTCACCACCGGCGCAAAGTCCTGCGGCTTGGTCATCCCTCGCCCGTTACCCAAAGGCACGCTCGCCAGGTGCCGCCACTCGGCACGATGCGACAGCGGCGTCAGGTTGGACTTGCCATAGGTCGTGTAGAAATAGCCGAACCGCTCAGCAGAAGGCACGCCAGCCTCTGCAGCCTGCTCTTCCGACATCCGATTGAGCACGCGCACCGAGCGAGCCGCGCCGATCAGCGATACAGCGCCTCGTGCGTCTTCGACCGTAGCCTCACGGTCCGCCACCTTTCGCAGGTGATGGACGATGTCGATGCTGCAGTTCGTGTAATCGGCAATCTGCGCCCAGAGTTTAGCGACCTTGTCGATGGCGCCGTTGTCGTTTTCGTTGACGCCGTGGGTCGAGACGAACGGGTCCACGATCATGACATCGATGCCATACCGCTCAATCTGCTCAACCACCGCTTCTACGATCGGCTGCTGGATGCGAACGCCGGCCTTCTTGTCTTCGATGGCGACGACAAGCTCCTGCTCACGGCCGCTGTCGAGAAACAGATGCCCCTCAAGGTCTTCCGGCTTGAGATTGTAATGGATGCAAGCCGCCATGATGCGCCGCTCCAACTCGTCGCGCGGATCTTCGGCGTTGAATATCCACGTCCGCAGGCGCTGTGGCGGCTTAACGCCAAGCAATGCCCTGCCCGAGACCATGGCCAATGATTCTGCGATGCTGGCTGACGTCTTGCCAAGGCCGCCCGGGCTGACAGTGACCGAGACGTACTTCCGGATGAAGTGCGTGCCATAGGCAAACTCGCGCCGGGGCAGCGTGGATGGGTCGATCCACTTGAAGGCGGTGGCGACAATGCTGCCAACAGGCTGCTGAGGCTGGTTGTCGTTGCTGGCAGTTGGCACGGTGTTTTCTTGCTCAAGGGGTTTGGCTTCGGGCTCCTTGTCGGCTGCTGCTGCTGGCTCGCTCACTGCGTCCGCATCAACGGCAGCCTCCTTGGCACGCGCCTTCTCCAGCCCTCGCTGGATCATGCGGGTCATGTCGACCAGCCGAGTGTTGTCCTGCTGGGGCTCTGGAATATGACGCGGCTGCAAGATGCCCGCCTTGAGACCGTTTTCGATCGTTTTGACGCACCGTGTCCAGTCCCTCCCCCAGCCGCGAGCGACGTCCTGCAGCTGCGCCCTTGCTGACGCTTCGGACAGGACGCCCGCGCCGACGAACGTGCCAAGCGCGAAAGCGGTGTCGTTGAGCATGTTGTTACGGTTGCCCATTGGCGCGCTTGCAAGGTCAGCAAGCTCTTGGTCGACCGCCGCATCAACATAAGCGTTATTCGTTGAGGACGATGCCGAATAATGGCTGTGCGTCGGGGCGGACTTTGGCAACAGCAGATCCAGCAGCCAGCCAGGCGCGTCCGCAATCTCCCGCGTGTCTCCGACCCAGCTGTACTGCCTACCATTGGACATTGTGCTGCCAGCTGCGAGGACGTAGCCGCCCTCAGACCGGATGTCGACGCCAGCACCGAGAGCGCCGCGGTTGCGAGTGCCCGCGACGTAGTTGAAATAGATGTGCAGCCCGCCGTTGGGGCTGGTCACGCGCGCGGTGTCTGGCAGCGGGCCGTGCTCCGCTTCCATGTCGTCTAGCCAGTCGAATCCATTGGCGCCGCCTGGTTTGTTGTCGATGTCGAGAACGAAGAAACCTGTTCTCGTACCAGTCGGCAGGCCGACCGCAGCATCCGGCCAGTCTTCCCACCATCTCGCGATGTTACGCGCAAACTGCGTTGCTCCCTTGAAGCCGTTCGTCGTGAAAGGCGTTTTTTCCCCAAGCGTGATGATTTCGCCGGTGGTGCTATCGTGCGTCTCAACAGACGATGACCGGCACGGAAAAACCGGCCAGCCGAAGTCGTTGGTGTAGTGCTGCGCTAGTTCAAGCGGCTGCAGCGATGTGCTATGTTCAGGCATAACCCCTCCGGAGGTACCGGCATGCATAAGAACCGCTATGACATGCGCAAAGAGAATGATGGTTCGTGGACGGTCTTCGACATCTTCACTGGCCTACCGGCGAAGGTGAAAGGCGTTCTCCAAGACGGTCTGGACATGGAGCAGGCCGACGATCTGGTCGACCTGCTCAACTATCTGGATATCAAGCGGCGCGAAGAGACACATCGCTGACATTGTCATTCGCCGCAGCCAAGTGTTCGCAGTTGGCCGCTACCAGCGCACGCGCCACCGGCGGCGAGACCGAGTTGCCGACGCAGCTGACCTGAACCGACTTCGGGAACGCGTTGCCGTCGGCATCCTCGTCGATGCGATAGTCCGACGGGAATCCCTGCGCGTTGTAGAGCTCGCGGGGCGTCAGCATGCGCATGCCGATATCGACGATGACGAACGTGTCGGCACCGATCGACAACGTGACGAACTCGCGATCGTCCCAGAAGCCGTGCTCGCGCATGAAGTTTGCCACTTCGCGGGCGCGATCCTCCTGCTCCGCTGTGAAGGGCGGAACCTGCAGGGCGGCTTCGACGTGGCCGTGACGGTCCTTCGTGGTGATGGTCCGCGCTGGCTGGTTCTCCTCACCTCCGTCGCCGGTGCCATAGTAGGCCTGCAGGTACGGCGCCACGAGAGCCGACTTGTTGACGCCTGCCGTGATTGTCGCCGACGGCTCCTCAATGCCATGTCCAATCGAAGCGCCGAACTGACGCGAAACGAACGCCGAGACAACGCCCTGCTGGGCACCGGTGGCTGTGACGGTTGACATGGGTTCTCCGGCGTCACGGCCCGGGTTCACGCCGCCGATGCGACGGTTGTCGTTGTTGTGCTGCGCGATGAACGCCATAGATACGCAGCCGTCCGCTTTCGCTGTGATAGTCGCGGTCGGCTCGTCACAGCCGCGAGGGCGTGACTGTCCGGCCCTGCCACCGCAACCAACAAGCGTCGGGATGATGACCGCGTTCTGATCCTTCAGGCTGGCGCAGATGGTGTGGTGCGGATCCTCTACGGACCGATTGGCGCCGCCCTGCTGTGCATAGCTGAGAACGGGAGCGATGACTGCAGAGTGACCACCGCCAGCCAGAACGGTTGGATGCGGATCGTTCGCCGCGCTGTCCCGCCGGGCGCTACCCTTGAGGCTCATAAGGTTGGGCGCGATGAGCGCATGCCGGTTGGCCGTCGAGATTACACGGACAGGCTCGTCCGCAGGCGCTGCGCGATCATTGCCGCCCTTACCCTCACCATAAAAAGCCGACAGGTGTGGCGCGGTCGTGCCAGCTACGTCGTGGCGTTGCTTCCAGCCGTCGGATGCGCGTCGCTCTTCGCCAGTGTTGCAGCCGACCGACACCAAAAACGGCCGCTCCGCATCCAGCACGTACCGCTTCATCCCGCGTGCAACACGCGACATGGTGGCGTCAGCCAGCGGACGTACGGCGCGAAGACTATGGCGAGCAATCACCTGCTCCGACGTATCAAAGATCGACGGGCAAGGCAGGCTCCAGTCGATGCACTCGGCGGCCGTCCGCCATGCCAGCTTGCGGCCGGCGATGACATCTGCATCCGTTGGCTTGCCATGGGTAGGCTCCGGCCACACGATTGGCTTGCCGTCGAAGCGGACGATGACGAAGAGCCGCTTTCGGATCGTCGGCGCGCCGTAGTCGCAGGCGCGGAGCTCGCGGAACTCAATCTTTCCACCGAGTTTGCGTAGCTTCTTGCACCAGTCCTTGAACGTCTCGCCCTTGCGTGCCGGGTCAGGCATGAGGCCGCGCTCGGTCTGCATCAGTGGGCCGTAATCCTTGAACTCCTCGACGTTTTCCATGATGACGACGTCGACCTTGCCGCCGCTCTTCTGGATGCGTTCGATCCAGCCGGGAATGATCCAGCACAGGTCGCGGATATTGCGCTCCACCGGCTTGCCGCCCTTTGCCTTCGAGAAGTGCTTGCAGTCAGGCGAGAACCAAGCGAGGCCAACGTGTCTGCGGCGCAGGTAGTCGAGCGGATCCACCTTGTAGACGTTCTCCGACAGGTGGAGCGTATCGGGGTGGTTGGCAGCGTGAAGCGCCAGTGCCGCCGGATTGTGGTTCACGGCAATGTCCGGCGATCGACCGAGCGCGAGCTCGATACCGGTTGATGCTCCGCCGCCGCCGGCGAAGCTGTCGATGATGAGCGGGGGTGCGGGATCCGGCGCGAAATGTAGCGTCATGGTAGTCTCCTCTGGATGTGGTGTGTTGTGGTGCCGAGACGTTGGTGGCGTCGTCGGTTAGAATGGTGGTTGGCCGGCGCGGATAACTTCCCTCAACTTGTCAGCGCAGCCCTTCCAGATCGCGCCGCAGAAAATGAGCACCTGCTCCTCGCTCCATTCAGCAAGGTCACTGCCGAACTCATCGACCAGCGGCCCAGCGGCTTCCATGCCGCCAAGGCGTGCCTCAAGCTCGTAAGGATCGAACCTGCGAACACGCTTGATCTGTTCGAGGATAAGCACGCACTCCTGACAAAGGAATCGTGGCTCCTTCGCATCGCCGATGCCGACGCCCGTGGCAGCGCGGCCGCAGCAGTTGCAGACAGCAGGCGCGCCGCCGACCATGGTGGGATGAAAGGTCATGCTGCCGCCGCCTTCCTGATCCATGCCAGCACACGCAGCGCCGGGTAACTCTTGATGCGCCGGCCGTCTTCCTTCACCTGCAGCAGGTACCCACGTGGGAAACCCTGCGGCGGCTTGAAACCTGGCGGCGTGACGAGGTTCACGCAAGCCCTGTTCTCAGGCAGGCCAAACTCAACAGCACCCGCAAGGCTGTCTTTGCAAGCGGCCTCCATCTCGGCCGGGCTCATGCTGCCACCCCGAACAGATCACCTTCCCGATTGTCATTGGCGACGCGTATCACTGGGGCTTGCTCCGATTTGTCCGCTGCGCCGATTGCCCACGCGATACGAGATGACGCAATCGGCATGTATTCTTCCTCGCGCTCGCATCCCACGAACCGAAAACCTTCAAGGACAGCCGCTTTACCCGTCGATCCGGAGCCCATGAAAGGGTCGAGAACTACACCATTGGGCGGCGTGATGAGGCGGCAGAGCCACTGCATAAGGGTGATCGGTTTGACGGTCGGATGTGTATTTGCTCGAGGCTCCGGCTTATATTCGGCATCACGTCGGGTGATGTGTTGGCCCGAGGTGTTTGAAACCATGCCGCCTGTTTTCTTCGGCAGGTGCTCAAGGCCGGCGTCCCGATCGGCCCGACTTGCCTTTGCGCAGTAGAAGAACCGCGCGGCTGAGGTGTCGGCCTCCACGCGAGCCAACGCCTGCCGAGCGGCAGGCATATCGCCAAAGATACCTTTGCTCTTGCGGTCTTTCGACTGACCGTTCAGGTCTCCCTGCTGACCCTTCGCATCTGGGAAAGCAGAGCGTACCTCGTCGCTGCCGTCGTGCAGGATGTTTGCTGGCCATCGGCCGGCAGGATCACCGCCTCTAGTACCAGGCTTCAATGAGAAGCTAGTGCCACCCACGTCATTGTATCTGCGGTCTGCACTTGCCTCGCCTTCACGGTAGTACGACCACAACTTTCCGGCACCGGCGCTCAACGCTTCTTCCGTCGCAACGCGGCACTTATCAACATTGATCGCACCGACGCCCCACTCCTCAAGGTTTGCCGCCACGGTACCGGCCAGAGGCTTTCGCGCGAGGCAGATTGGTTCCCATGCTGGCTTGAGCGCAGTGCCCCAACCCTCCCAATCACCGGTCTGATTATGTGATTTTGGGAAACCCGATCCATAAACCCAGCCAAGCTGGTCACGTATCTCGAAGCCCGCATCTTCGATTGCTACGGCCATCCGATGATAGGTACGTGTGCCCCCAAAGGCTGCCACATGGCCGCCCGGTTTAAGAACGCGCAACACTTCCACCCAGAACTCATCGCTAAACGCGACTTCACCTGTGTCCCACTGCTTGCCCATGAACCCAGCCGCGCCGCGACCATAAACGTCCTTGGCCGGCGCCGCGCCCGGTTTTCCGAAGCGTTTCTGGATCGACACCAACGCATACGGCGGGTCTGTGACCACACTGTCGATCGAGTTGTCGCCCAAACTGCGCAAGGCGTCGCGGCAGTCGGCCTGATGCAGCACGACTCTTCCGTCGTGCATCGTCGTGCTCGTCATATTCTCTCCTCTGTGGTGAAACCAGCGCGTTGGTTGAGCGTTGGGTGGTGTCGTATTGCTGGGTCGGGAGGCCACGATGCAAAAGCCAACGAGAACCGCCGAAGAATTGCAGCGCATGATCGTCGACCGCTATGCAGCCGACTGGGATTGCCCGGAGCTAACCGTTTGTGCGCTGCGTAGCGGCGGATGGGGCATTGCGATCGGCCATCATCAGAACAGCATCTCACTACTTCGACAGGTCGAAGAGGTGGCGCGTCCGCTCAAGGACGAGTTCGACCTCGCGCCACCACCCACGCACTAACGAGCTACCTTGTCTTCGACGATCGAGAACCCCTCGATCGAGCGCACACCCTTGCGAACCTGTTCCTCGGCCAGCGAAAGCGCCATCGCCATGAACTCGCCCGGCGCGTGTTCAAACGCCCAGTCGAGCGCCTTCGTCTCGTCTGAGATGTTCACGTTCCACACAGTACGAAGGCCGGTCCCAGTGGTTGCCGCCTTGTCCGCACGCTTGGCGCCGCGCTCCATCTTTTTCGCGTCGGCCAACAGTTCTTCGGCATATTCACGGGCGCCGAGATTGCCGGACGAAGATCGTATCGCCTCTTCAGCGGCCTTTGTGGCAGCGGCCGCCTCGGCGGCCTTCGCAGCAGCCTCTGCCGCCTTGTCGTCGGCAACCCTCTTGCGCCACGGCGTGAGGAGGGATTGGCAAGCATCCTTGCCGAGCACGACCTTGCCCTTACCTGTCTTGGTGTTGCCGATCAGCGGATGGAATTTCGCCTGGATCGCCGCTACCTTTTCGTCCAGAGGCTTCTTCTCTGCAACGCGGAGAGCCTCAGCACGCGTGCCGCATTCGTGGATGCGGTCGTGCAACTCGGTAATGGCCTCCGCCATATCTTCCGATCCGATCGGCTCGCCGTCACAAAAGTTTTTCGCCTCATCGTAGAGATCGTCGAGTTCCCGCTTGAGGGCCTCGAATGGATCTTGGTTGTGGCCGGCACCAGCGATTTCAGCGGGATTGAACTCACTAATCATGCTGCCCTCGCGAACTGACCGAAATTCTCATTTGCTGCCTTGATGTAGGCGGCATGAGCTTCTGCCGGATCCTCATAGAATCCGAGATGCTTCTGTTTTCCATCGATCTGGATCGTGGCTCGCCATTTTTGACGCTGCTTGCCCCATGTGACGCCCTTGTATCCGGAGGCGCTATCACGACGAACGGACATGTTATGCGCGTTTTTAACAACGTCTGCCGCTCGCAAATTGCTTCGGCGGTTGTTGGTGCGAACCGTGTCTTTGTGGTCGATCTGCTCAGGCAGTTCTGCCATCTCGATGTTGTTCTCCATCGCAAAGATTACGCGATGAGCGAGGTAGACAACGCCACGCAAGTTGAACACGATGTAGCCGCTTTCCGCGACGCAGGTGATCTGCTTTCCACCAAAACGCCCAATCCACCGATTGCGTGTTCTTGATAAGTCGAAGTGATGTTTGGGACGATCTTCTCGCCAGTGGAGCGCGCCTGTCTCTGGATTGTATCTCAAGCATTCTTTCAGGTACTGAAGGCTATGGGCATCCTTCATCATCGTCTCCTCTTGTGGCGTGGTGTCGCGCTTGGTCGGCGCATGGTTATTGCATCATGCTTATTTTTACAAATTTGTCAACTTATTGCGCATTTCAAAGTCGATACTCGTGTTATCTGGTTTCGGTCGCGACGTAGCGAGCAATCCGTCAAATACTTGATCTAGCTACGCATCTCCTCGTGGTATAAGCATCTTCTAAACGCGGAGTGTAAAAGTGATTTTTAATAACCTTGAGATTGAGAATTGGCGGCAATACGCCTCCATCAACATTGATTTCCATCCTCGCCTCACCGTAATCGCCGGCGCAAATGGTTCGGGTAAAAGCACCATCCTGAAGACCTTGGGCATGATGTTTGGCTTCAATCAATTGCTGGTGGCGACGCCGCACATCGACGACGATGGTACCGTGCGATACGTCGCGAACGATCGCGACAAAAGGCAAGGCCAGCGCGCTATGGACGAGCAAAACCGCATTGGGATGGTGACGTTCTCAGACGGCACAAAATCAGGATTACACGCTCTGGGCACTGACTCTGGGGCATATAACTTGCATCATACTCGAGGGTCGCAAGTTCTGGACGGCCTGTACATCGCGTCTCACAGGTTTATCCCAACATACCAAGCCGTGGATGTCATAAGGAGCAATCCTATGTCTGCAGAGCAGGCGTACACGCTCTACGATGAGGAGATAAAGCACAAGATCGCGAATAGTTACACGGCCTCCTCGCCGGCCTTTCGGATGAAAGAGGCGCTGATATCAATGGCGACATTTGGGGTAGGAAACCCCAACATTCCTCGTAACGTTCAGATCGAGGCCGACTACGAAGCGTTCAAGGATGTTCTGGGCAAGCTTCTTCCTCAGAGCCTAGGTTTCAGGACACTTAGCATTAGAGTTCCTGATGTAGTCATTGTTACTGACACAGGTGACTTCCCTATAGACGGTGCATCGGGCGGACTTCACTCCATATTGGACTTGGCCTGGCAGGTTTTCTTATATTCACGGAAAAGAACGAATTTTGTTTGCTTAATCGACGAGCCAGAAAATCACCTACACCCTTCTATGCAACGCACACTTATGGGAAATCTGCTGCAAGCGTTTCCAAGTGGGCAATTCATCGTCGCCACCCACAGTCCTTTTGTCGTTTCGTCTGTTCGCGATTCGTCGATATACGCCTTGAGATATAAGAGCGCGAACAACATTTTACCCTCAGGCGGATCGGTTTATTCCGTAGCGTTGACCAAAGATTCGAAGTCTGGTTCTGCAGGCGACGTCTTGCGCGAGGTACTTGGAGTGCCGGTAACGATGCCGATCTGGGCAGAAGAGGAGCTCTATAAGGTATCAAAGGCGTTCGATATCAACAACTTGACTGAGGGCAATATTGAGCAAATGCGCTCGCAACTGACACAGCTTGGGCTGGATGATTACTTCGCAGAAACGCTCGCGAGAATGGCTGCAAACAGATGATAAAGCTCTCTAAGTTAACCGAGCCAACTGTGCTTGTAACGAATGGCGCTGCCTGGCTGGCAGATCTCCTTGCTGCAGGTAAGAACGCAAACGATGGTCTCAAGAGCAAATATCGACACGTCGACATAAAGCGCGTCCTAACCCTTGAGACAAATGGCAAGTGCGCCTATTGCGAAGCTAAACTCAAACATGTGCATCATGGTGATGTCGAGCATATCTATCCGAAGTCACTAGATCCTAAGAAGACTTTCAAATGGGACAACCTGACGCTGGCGTGCGAATTATGTAATCAAAACAAATCGAACGATGATCCTACCGCCGCCCAAATAATTGATCCCTACATCACCGACCCCGATGACCACATTGTCTTTGCTGGGCCTGTCGCGGGGCATTGCGGCTCCATTCCAGGCTTGTCCACGATCGAAATTATCGGTCTTAACAGACCGGATTTAATAGAGATGAGGACAGAGCACGCTGAAAAAATACTACTCATTTTCCAACAACTAGCCGACAAGACGATACCCATGGCTACGCGCAAAGCGATTTACCGGAATCTGAAAAAGCGTGAGCTTTCTCCCGTGGGAGCTTTTTCAGCCATGAGCACATCGATCATGCGAGGCCTGGAGCACAAGCTTGAGAAAGGGATAAAAACGAAGAGTTAGTCGCTGGTAACCTCTCAAAACGGAATCCCGTCCTCCAATTCGTCCGTCCAAGCCGGCCGATTATCGTTAGCCGGCGGCTCATCGTTGTCGTTTGCCGCTGCATAATCTCCGACGACATGCCCGACCACATCCCAGTATTTTCCGCGCGGCTGGACGGTGATCTCCACTGTTTCCTTCAGCTCGCTCTGCCTTTCTAGCCACTCCATCACTTCGCGTGGGAAAGGCCGGTTGCCACCGTGCGCCAGCCAGAAACGATCCGCCTTCGTCTTTGCAAAACCGGAATGCTGGGGGCATAGCCACTCATTGATGGCCGTCATGCCAGACATGAAGGTAACCTTCACTGACGGTGGCTTATCGCCCTTCCCTTCATGGAATCGGAACGTGCGACTGGTGACGTTGCGCGATTCCGGCTCAGCCATCGTCATGATCGGAACGTCGGCAGCTGTGCCGGCGATCTTTGGGCTATCGTCGATGTCGAACTCATAATCGCAGCATGAGCAGACCCGCGCCGATGCATGCAGCTTCTCACCGCACCCATAGTTGTCGTTCTTGTCCTGACGATCGACCGGGCAAATCTTCATCGGCGCTTCGCCATCACCGCTGCCCGGCTCCTTCGGCTGCACCATGTCCACTGGTCCGTGCTTGTCTACGAGACCGGCGAAGTCGAGCACCAAGCAGGATGGCTTCGGACCAGCGGCAATTGCAGCGCGGCGCTCGTCCGGCGTTTCCAGCGACATACCCGGCGCATAGAGCACGCGCGTCCCTCGCCCCATCATCTGCAGGTAAAGGGATGCGGACAGCGTCGGCCGCAAAGCCGCGATGAGATCGACGCCCTTGTGATTGAAGCCGGTCGTCAAAACCGAATTGTTCGTCAACGCGCGGATCCGGAAGGCCTTGAAGTCTTCGATGATGCGCCGGCGCTCTTCCTTGGGCGTGTCGCCGGTGATCATTTCGCAACTGATTCCGCGTGACCGGATCTCGTCGCGAACGTGCTCAGCATGCTCGACGCCAGAGCAGAAGCAAAGCCAGGAACGTTTGTCCGCGCCCTTCGCTACGATCTCGTCAACGGCCGCCTGCGTGACGTCCGGCTTATCCACGGCCGCCTGCATGGCCGACTGCTTATAGTCCGCGCCCAGACGGCCCACGCCCTTCATGCTCAGTTCCGTGGCGGTGTGCTTCGACGACAGCGGGGCGAGATAGCCGTCGCGTACCCCGTCGGCGATACCATAGGTGTAGACCACGCGGTCGAACATCCGGTCCTCGCCCTCATCGAGGCGACCGCTATCTAGGCGAAACGGCGTCGCGGTAAGCCCGACTATCTTGAGATCCGGATTCACCTCGCGCACGACGCGGAAGAATTGGCCGTATTGAGTGTCGCTGTTTTTCGGAATCAGATGGCACTCATCGACAAGAACGACGTCGATAGGTCGGTCATAAACCTTCTCACCATTGACGACGCGCGCGCCACAGATCAGGTCGGCCTTGTTCCAGACGGTCTGAATGCCGGCGAAGATGATCTGGCTGCGAGCATCACGGCGATTGAGGCCGGCCGAGAAGATACCTGCCGGCGCCTGATTCCAGACGCTGAGCAGTTCGAGGAAGTTCTGTTCGATCAATTCCGCTACGTGCGTCACGACCATGATGCGCATGTCCGGCCAGCCTTCGACAAGCTGGCGGATAACCGTGGCCATGACCATGGATTTGCCGGTGCCGGTCGCGAGATCGATCAACGGATTGCCCGCCTCCTCGCCCCAATAATCGAACAGTGCTGCAACAGCATCTTCCTGATAGTATCGAAGACCCATCAGGCGACACTCCGCTGCATCGCTGCGCAGAACGCCGTTCTTGCGGCCTCTTCACGCTGGCGGACGCGCTCCTTGCTCACGCCGAGCTCGTCGCCGATGACCTTGAGCTCAAAACCCATCGCGCGACGGAGAAGCAAGTCACCGTCCTTGATGGTGCCGAGAACCCGGAGCGCATCCGCAAAGTCAGCATCCGCTTCCTGCGTCGCAGCCGTCCGCATCTGGGAGATCGTGCGAGCGAATTCGTCCGGGTCGTTATCGTTGGCAGGAGTAAGTGACGTCGTCGGCGCGAACCGGCACTGGCTGCGGGCTGCCGCCCTCATGCCACTGTGGGTGTTGAGCAGCTTGTACTGCGCCCAGGTTTTGAACGTCTCCACGCGGCAGTTATCGGCGCAGCGGAGCATCCGCAGGACGGTCTCATGCAGGAGGACTTCGCCGTCCTCACGTGTGCCGGCCATATAGTTTGCCTGCTTCCGGAGCGAAGGCAGGTAGGATTCGAGCGCGGCGTCGAAGCCGGCCGGCCTTTTTGGTGTAGGGCGGTTATCGTTCGCCGGGGTCATGGTGGTCTCCTCTGTGGTGGTGTCAGGCTGCGGCGTTGGTGGCGCCGTCAGTCCAAAGATCGCCGTTGGTAAGGCGATAGGTGATGGTCTCGGCCTCTTCGTCGACGTCGATCTGCTCTCCCGGCACTAAGGCTGGAATGGTGAGGTGCGTAGGGCATCCCTCTTTTTGTTCATCGAACGAGATCGGCTTTGCCCACCGAGCGCATGACCAGTGGCCATCGCCGCCCATCTCAGGCGTCGAGTGGATACATGATCGGCAGGTCACGCGTGGCCACGCCGACTGCTTGCAGACTGGCTTGTGCTTGCAAAACAAGCATTCGAACCACTCTGGGTCTTCGCTGATGCGTGACGGCGGCTCAGGCGCGTTGATGATCCGCTCAAGGCGTGCCAGCAGCCGCATGCAAAACTCTGGATCGTAGACTAGGCGCTCGGCATAGAGCGTATCGTCATCCTTGCAGCTGACGAGATACAGGCATCGTGACAGGCCGAAAGCGTGCATACCCAGCTGACACTGGCCGTAGTGGAGCGGTTTCGCTTTCTCGCAGCCTTCCTTTACGATTAGCTTCATGCCCTTCGTGTTGCTCGACTTGAACTCCAGCAAGTGCTCGGTCTTCGGCGCTTCGACTATCCCCATGGCCTTGCCGTCGCACTTGCCACGGACATGGCTTCCAACCAGACGAATCCGATCCTGCTGGCCATAGACGTCCACGCCGATCGCTTCGAGGTCGGCCACGAGCCTGTCTTCCTCGATGTTACCAGTGGCGAAAAGGCGCAGCTGGCGGCCGTGGTGCTTTTCCAGCGGCGATGCCCAGCGAAACGCATACCAAAGCTGTCGATCGCAAGGTGCGTTTGCCTCGCCAACCGAAATGCCGAGGCTGTCCCACGAGCTCGCGGCAGCCTCATAGGCGGCGTATATGGCGCGAACTGTGCTGGATTCAGATTTGGGTAGTGGGGCCAAACGGCATCTCCTCCGTGAAAAGGCACCGCGCTGGCACCTTCGGATCCTGCCGAAATGCCAAGCACCAAGGCTGGCCATGTCGAATCACGAGTTCGTCCGGCTGAAACTGGGGCGACCAGAACATCGCTTCGGCGATCGGACATGAGCCATCGACGTGACTGCCAAACTCATCTTCCCAATCCCCAGCGCCATCGCGATTCGCGCAGTGACGACACCAGTTATTCTCGAAATTATGGCCTTCAGTTGCGTTGGCGGGCCGCCACAGCCCGCCTTCCTGCTCGATGGTTGCCATCAGACGCGCATGGGCATCAAGACGCCGTCCCAGCCATCAAGCCCACCGGTGATGATCGCAGGTGAGCCGCCGTCGGCAGCGTTGATTGTGACTGGTCCGGCGGGCAGCACATTGAACAGGTCACGAACGTACTGGCTGTTGAAGCCGATGACGAAAGGCTCGCCGCTATATTCAGCTGCTACCTCGTCCTCTGCGGCGCCTGCGTCAGAGCGTGCGGCAAGAGCGATCGAACCTGGCGCAACGCTAAGCTTTACAGCTCGGCCACGCTCGCTGCTGACAGTGACGACGCGGTCAGATGCCCGCATCATTTCATCACGATCCACCACGATGGTCTTGTCGTTGTTCTGAGGGATGACGCGGCGATAGTCGGGGAACGTGCCGTCGATCAGTTTCGAGACCATCAAGAATCCTGCCGATTCGATGCGGATCTTCGTGTCTGAGACCGATACCTTAGCCGAACCCTTCGGCAGCAAGCCGACTGTTTTTCGAGGAACAATGATCCCGGCGAAAGCGGGCAGTTCGGGGCCGCGGTTGCGCGCGAGGCGATGCCCGTCAGTTGCCACGGCTACTGAGCGCGCGCCCTCCTCACTGTGGAAGAACGCACCGTTCAGGTAATAGCGGGTCTCCTCTGTCGAGATCGCGAACGACACAGGTGCGAACAGCGCAGCGAGGTCGATCTCGAATTCGGCAGAGTACGTGCCGACCGCGAGATCCGGATAGTCCGATGCCGGCAAAGTTTCGAGCGTAAAGCGCGATCGTCCCGACTTGACGGTCAGACGACCATCCTTCAGATCGAGCGAAATGTCATCAGCGCCGGCCTTACGGACGATATCGCCGAGCAACTTGGCGCTGACCGTGACACGGCCAGGTTCGGCGATGGTAGCCTCAGCGCTGGCCGTCGCTTGGATGTCGAGATCCGTGCCGGTAAGGCGAAGGCGGTCGCCCTCGGCTTCTAGCAGGATATTGGACAAGATTGGGATGGTTGTTCTGGATTCGATGACCTTGCCAACGGCGCCAACGACGCGCGCGAGCTCGGTGCGGCTGGTTTTCAGCTGCATGGTGGTCTCCTCTGGATGTGGTGATTGCCGCACGGTGGTGAGCCGCGCGGCGGGTCATCTGTGTCGGTAGCGGGCCGTTGGTCGCGACCCGCTATTCGGTGGTTACTTGTTGCCCCAAGGACGACGGGCGGCCGGCTTGGCGTCGGCCTGCGGCGGCTGACGATTGTCGTTGGATGCGGCAGGCGCGCGACGATTGTCGTTTGCCGCGACGGGACCGGCGTCCACCTTCGGCTCCGGCAAGTTGCCTTCATCCGGATAGAAGTATTTCTTCAACTCGTTGCGCGCGGCGTACTTCGGCGAGCCGTCGGCGTTCTTTTCCTTGCTGTCCTTACCCATGCCGATACGGGCGAAGAACGAGATGAAGTGCAACTCGTCGGAATCCTCCGGCGCGTCCTGCATGCCGAGCGAGCGAAGGAGGCAGGCAAACTGACGCTGTCCGATTTCCTGCACCTGCGAATTCGGATGCTGCAGGTTGTAGTTCGAGAAAATCTTGCGGCCTTTGAGCTCCTCCGGCGCGAGGACGTCAATCGTCACGCTGAGGTTGATGCTGTGGTCGCGGGTGTTCTCGTTCTTCTCCTTGATCTCGGAGGCGCTGATTTCCAGCTGATAGTCGCCGTTTGGAAGGTTCGAGAAATCGCGCTGCTGCGTGTTCTCTTCGGTGGCTTCAACTCTTACGCCAATCTTGGCCATGCGTGGTCTCCTTGTGTGGTGTCTGGTAGGCGGTGGTTAGGCGGCGATCAGGTCACTGATCTTCGAGCGAACGGCGGCCGACTTGGTGACGTCGTCGAGAGCTGCCTTCTGTTCGTCCTGCTTCTGCTTGATGAGGGTGGCCGCTGCGTCGGCATCCTGCTGGCGCTTAGCCGAGAAGGCATCGAGGCGCGTGATCGTTTTGTTGAAGGTGTTCAGGATGCCGTCGAGCGAATCCGACTTGAAAATTGCCATCGCAATATCTCCTCTGTGTGGTTAGGCGTAGTAGCGGTATGGACCGCTGCCGTGTTGGCTGACGACGCGTTCGCGCCAGACGTTCTCAAGCCAGGCCCAACGCTTGCCGCGAGATGTGCGGACAAGTACCGGGAACCAGGCGAACCAGTTGCCACCGCTGAACATCAGGCGGCCTTCCCGAGCGGCTCAGGCATGTATTTGGCCAGCTCCTCCCAGCCCTTGCCCTTCTTGAAAGTGATGGCTGCCGGCGTGCCGTACCGCGACTTGGCGAGAAAGCCGGGACGCTCCTCGAGGTGGATCTGACGCTCGCCACTGCCTTCGGCGTGCGAGACCTTCTTGTTGAAGCCGACCTCCTTCTCTTTCAGCGTATGGCGGTAGTTGATGAAGCCGACGAACTGGGCGCATTCCTGCACGAGCGCCGAAGCGCGCTTGTGGAGTTTGATGCCGTAGCGCGAGAACGGATCGCTGGTCGGGCTGTCGAACCGCGTGATCTCAGTGTGAGCAATGAGCACGACGGCGATGCCTGCGTCTCGCAGCGCCTGCAGACCGGCGAGAAGCTCGCGCCACTCGGTGTCCGCCTCGACATAACCCTTACCGAAACCCGCATCCTCGATGCTGTTGAGGCCAAGGCGCGCGCAAGTCGCTTTCCAGACCAGGCTCTCGGCGCCATCAACGCTGTCGAGGATGAAGGTCTTTCGGTCGTGCTCCTCGGTGAGAAGCCAGCCAATGACATCGAGGATGTCTTCAAGGCTCTCAGCGGTGCCCGGCGACGGCATATCGATGTCGTCCGGCGGCTCCTCGCCCATGGTGGGGAGGTAGTACGGATCGGGAAACTCGGCCGCCAATGCGGTCTTGCCGACGCCGTGGACGCCATAGATGACGCCGATCGGAGGCTTATTGTTTCTGGTGCTGTTCAAGCTACCAAGGGAAATAGCCATGGTTTCTCCTCTGTGGTGGGAATGGTTGCGGCTGGTGGTGGCCAGCCGCAGTGGTGGTTACTTGATGCCGACGAACGGCAGAGCGGAGCCCGGTACCATCGTGGATGGCAGGTCGCCCTTCCACTTTTCGACTGCCGTCAGGTCGACAAGGCCGGGATTGTCACGGAGGGCCGCGCCGCGAGACTTGATGGCGGATGCTTCAGCTTCACCTCGGATCCGGATGGCTTCAGCCTCAGCTGATGCAGCAGCTCGAACAGCGTCGGCCTTTGCGTTGGCCTGCGTCACCGTGATTTCGCCCTGCACTTTCTCGCGCTCGGCGTTCTGGCGGAGCTTCTGCACCTCGACCTCGGCAAGCATGCGCTGCTCGATGCTGGCCTCGTAGGCATCGGAGAAATCGATGTTTTCGATCTGGACACCTTCGATGACAATCGGGCCGCCGACGGACTTGGCGATGGCGTCACGCACCATTGTGTTCAGTTTCTCGCGCTCCTGAATGGCAGACACAGCGGTGAATTGGCCAAATACTGTCTTCAGGGTTTCGAAGATGCGCGGCTGGATAAGGCGGGCAGCGATACCGTCAGCAGAGCCGTAGTTCGAGTAAACGTCCTTCACGGCGTCCGGCAGGATTCGGTAGTTCACCGACACCCGCATCTCGGCCGACTGCTGGTCACGGCTGTAGGCGCCGAGCTTGTCGAATTGGATGATCTCCGTTCGCACAGTGATCTTCTCGACACCGTCCATGATCGGCATCTTGAATCCGAGGCCAGGTGTGGCCGTTCCTACGACTGCGCCGTTGCGGGTTAGGACACCGCGTTCGCCCTCGTCGATCGTGTACCAGCTGCCGAACACAACGCTCGACGCGGCGATGAATACGAAAAAGCCAAGGATGCCTGCAAAAATGCGACCCATTATTTCTGTCTCCTCTTTGTGGTGGTGGTAGATTTCGGGGCGAAGTAGGTGGCCACGCCCAAGGCCAGGAAGAAGGCGATGACGCCTCCTCCGATGATTGCGAGTGCCGCCATTTCAGCCTCCGAAAAGCCAGATCGACAGCACGAAGATGCCGACAATCATGATGGTGGGCATCCAGCTAAACGGCGATCCCATCAGACCAGCACCGCACCGAGCAGGACGCCGATGATCAGGGCGCCGAAGACGAGGTAGTAGCCTACGAGACGCGAAGGTCGGTCAGGGATGTCGATGCCGGCCCCGAGCGGCGCGCTGATCGGCACGTAATCGAGCGGCGTGCCGGTGACGGGCGGACCGCCCCAAGGTGACTTGGTCATGCTGCCACCCGGAGATGAGCGAAAGTGCGCTCGCGCAGCGCGCGCTTGCGTTCGCCTCGCGTGGTGCCATCAGCGCGACGAGCCGGTTCCTTGGACGGGACGCGCCAGCCTTTGCCACCGGCAAGGACGGACATCAGGTGCTTGCGGCGGTCGAAGTGCGCGCGGTCGGTCGATGGCAGACCGAGCTTGGTGTCGTTGACGTATTCGCGCGCGGCGAGCTTGCTGAAAACGTTGCTCATGCGGCCACCTGCTTTTTCGGCGAGCGGTGGTAGCTGACCGGTGCGTTCGACACGAAAGTGCCGTTCACCTTCACAGCCGTCGAGCGGGCGTCGGCCTGCTGGGCAGCCGTACGGTACGGCTTGCGGTTGGTCATATCCAGCTTGCCGGTTCGGGTCAGGCTGGTCGCGTAGGGATTGGTCGTCGAGCGATGTCTGGACATAGGTCTCCTCTCGCCGTGCGGTGGTTAGCCGCACGGCCGTGCTGTGGTGATGGTGGTGGAGTGGTTAGGCGGCCGTTGCGAGCCAGTGCTCGACGGCATCCTTGGCGCCCTTGAGCGTCAGGTCGTTGGCGGCCCGCAGTTCCTTGATGGCGCCGATCTTGTTGCCATTGGCAGCCAGGCGCTGCCATTCGTGCTTGTAGACCGGCGCGGCCTGCTGGGCACTCGAGGTCAGGACGAAGACGCCGAACTCCTTGCCCTTGTAGACACCGGCAAGACGGGCCGCTTCCTTGCCAGCCTTGGCTTCGTCGGCATGGACGTGCGGGGTGGACGACGGCTTAGGCTGGCCGTTTTCGATGAGGGCGACGATGGCGGGGGTGGTGGCAGGCTTCGTTGTAACTAACCAGAATTCCTCATCCGGCAGTTTGTAGCTGACCGGCGCCATCCCATTGCCGGGATCCAGCCAAAGCCTGTCCGACGTGATTTGTGTCACGAGATATCCCTTCGGGCTGTAACTCTGCCAGTCCGTTTTATTCACGCGATCGCCGACTTCGAACTTCGGCTTCGTGATCTGAACCGTGACGGACTTGCCAATCAGACTGGCGATGCCGCCGTTGTCATTGCTGGCCGGCTCGTCGACCCATTCGGCAACGAGGTCAGCCTCATCCGAGCGGCCAGCTACTGTCGAGAAGGTGCCATCTGCGCGCCACGCCTTGCCGCAGGAGGCGACGAACGGATGCTCAACCGACCACAGCCAATCTGGTCCGTAGCCCCATTGCGCCTTCACAATCGGCCCGACCTTCCGGCCATCGCGCGTCTTGTAGAACTTGCCGGCTTCGATGGTGAGGGCGGCGGGAGCCGGATCGGCAGGTCGCAGTGTCGATTCGGGCATGAAGAAGAAGCTGCGGCCTTCCTTGTTGCTAAGGCCGATATTGCTGCCGGTGTTTTTTTCCGAAACACTGGTCACAACAAGTGCACCATTGATGATATCGCCTTCGGAACGTCGGAAATGATGGTTCCAATGCCGCTCGATATTGACGCGTGTGGTCATATTGGTGGTCACCCGATCACCGACCTTTGGCACCCACGGCTCATACTTGTCGGCGATGCCGCGCTGGCCGTTCGTGAAGAGCAGCTCTGCGCCGCAGGTCGAAATCTCGACTGCAGAAACCTGACCGACAAAACCGGCCTCATGGATCCCAGCAGCAGTGTGCAGCGAACTGCCCTTGGTTCTGCGGACGTACTGACCTTTTTCAAACTTCCCCATGTTACGCAGCTCCTTCTGTGGTGGTGTTGGCATCCAGCGCACGCGGCTTGGTGAAGTCCACGTGGATGACGTTGGTGTCGTCGTTCTCGACAGCCGGCGGCTCCTTGGGAGCGACGTGGCGCAGTGTGACGGCGAAGAATGGACGGATTTCGAGGGAGCCGGCGAGCTGTACGCTCACGATGCGACCGAAATCAGCATCACCGACGACGATACCAAAAAGGTCGGTATCAAGCTGGCATTCGACCCAGTCACCGGCGTCAAAAGTCTCGCAATCGCACTGGCTCATGCTGCCACCTGCGTCGGCGCCGGACCGTCAAGGGTCGGGATACGAACCAGAGTGACCGGCATCTTGCCGCTCAGTGTCGAGCATCCGCCGTTGTGTGCAGTCATTTTACGAACTCGGCCTGGCACGTTGTCGTTGGCAGCAACAGGCGGAGGGAATTTGTAGACATCAAGGCCGAACTCGCGGCGAAGACGCTGGTAGACGGTCATCTCGTTAAGACCGAAGGATCTGGCGATATCGACACAGCTTTCGCCTCTCAGGCGACGGTCGTGCATTTTCGCCAGCTGATCGCTGGTGATTTTTGTCATGTCTCTCCTCTTGTGATGAAGAAGCACCGAAGCTTGGTCGGCTTGCGGATACTTGAAATTTACGTTTGCACCCTATAATTATTTTACAAATTTGTCAAGGTGAACCGAATGCCTGAGAAGAAATCCCGCTTCGCGCAGATGCTTATCGATAAGCAAAGAGAGCGCAATCTGACCGACCGAGAAACGGCCGGCGAACTGGGCGAGCAGCAGCAGACTTTCAGCACGTGGAAGCGCTACAGCCTGCCTCGCCTTCCCCGCCCAAAGCTGGCTTCCTTCCTCAACATCTCCGAGGAAAAACTTGCCGAGTTCGTGGAGGAGGCACGCCATGCCGCGGTTGACGGGAAGATCGCTCCCCTCACCGCCTTTGCGAAAGCAAGCACCTACGGTCGTGTTTCCGACCGAAAGGACGGCAAGTTCAAATTTGATTCGACGCGCAAGGCGGTTCCCGATGGCCGCTACGCAGTGATCGTTGACACTAAGCTGATGGAGCCGGTCTTCAAGGTCGGCTGCAAGGTGTGGCTTGACCCTACCGTCTGGCCGAAGCCTGGCAACGACGTGATTGCTCACAGCCGTGGTGGACTGGCATGGATTGGCCGCCTCGAAGAGCTTGGCGAAACGGCGCGCCTTAGCCGCTATGCCGGCGATCCAGTCACTGTCAGCGATCTTACCGCGGTGCATGTCATCGTGCTCGCCGAGCGCGTGTGATCCGATTGTTGACAAATTTGCCAAAATATGTTCCAAGCCTTTTGTCGATGTGGTGTCGATATGGAACGACCTTGAGTAAAGCCACGCCCACGAAGCAGGTCTCCTCCTCGGTCTAGTACGAACTTCAGACGCAAGTCGCTAAGCGAGTGGTGTCGGCCTTAGGGTCGACTTGCTGTCTGTAAGCATTCTTTCTTGTCAGCGTTTCGCCCATGCAACTTCCAGAACTCATCCATCGTGCTATTCTCCTCATGGGATCTGAGGGGCATCGATGACTGACTGGCATTACAGCGACAATGGCGGGCGTTTCGGCCCGGTCTCTCGCGACGAATTAATCTCGAAATTCAAAAGCGGCGCCATCAACAGCGACACGCTGGTGTGGACCGGATCTCTCGGCAGCACCTGGCGCAGGTTCGCCGAGGTCGATGACTTGCGAGATGATGGCTCGCCACCGCCTCTGCCGATATCAGAGATCAACAGTTTCTGGATTTGGACACTCGCTACGGTACCGGCAATCGGCTGGGCGATCGAGGCGGTACTTACGCAATCATATGGCGGAGTGACAACTCCGGCTATCTTCCTCGCATACGCAGCGGCAAACGGAGTGTTGGCGGCGCTTGACGAGAAAGCCGTGCGGGCAAGTGGACGGCGCAAAGAAGCGACACCATTCTTCGGAGCTCTACTTCTCGCTCCGCTGTATATCTTCATTCGAAATCGCCGGCTCCGCATGAAGCAATACACAATGCTGGCGTGGGTGGCTTCGGTCGTTTTCTCGATATTTGCATCCGCAGGCTTCACGAGGCCATATCTGGGGCTTGCGACACCTACGTGCGACTCGTCGTTGAGTGTCGCGCAGGTCAAGGCAATCTTCCCAGACATTCCGCTGAATCTTCTGAAGGTTGGCGTCAAAGACGTCACTAACATTTCGACAGTTTCCCAATCAGGCAAGCTGACGACATGCTCAGCTTCCGTTCTAACGAATGCAAACGCCACCGTCGGCATCACCTACACGATCGAAGAGCGTGAGAGCGACTACTACTATCTGGTGAGCTTGGAGTGACGGACTGCAGGGTTGCATTGCCAAACTGGTGCCCTCAAAAAAAGGAAAAGCCCGCGTCATGCGGGCTTGCTTTTAAGGTGGCTTGGCCTGCGGGTCGGCTCTTCTCCGACCCCCCTGTTTTTCAACTATTCTTCTGCCGCTATTTTCCTGTATCAAATGAACCTCCTAAATTTGTTTGGCCGCGTCTTAGGGTCTTATCCCGCTTGGGTCGGGATGCCCGGTTGGCTTCTTCTTGGTGGCCCACGCTCCCGCGTTAAGCCACTTCTGTCAGTACCGTGGAGCTTCGCTCTTCTTCTTGTGCAGGATTGTGTGTTTTCCGCCATGTTGTTTCGTCTCCGTCAGGCCCCCGCCATCTGGTGACAGCGCAATCAATATCCAATTTGGATTTGGAGTCAATTGCTTGATTTGCTTTTTTATATCCAAAATGGTAAGACGTTGAAAAACGGAGATAAAAAAACGTGTCCCAGCTGTCTGACCTGCTCGTCGCCCGAGCTAAAGAATTAAATATTAGCCAGGTGGAGATCGCAGACAGGCTGGAAATGACTCCTCAAGCCATCTCCGAGATCTTCCGCGGAAACACATCGTCGCCGCGCAAATGGCGTGAACTGGCTGCCCTCCTAGGCATTGCTGAAGACGAGATGCGACAGCTGATGAAGGAAGCGAGTGGGGAGAGCGCTGCCGGAAAATTCTTCGCAGTGCCTAGCAGGGTTCCAACCAACGGTACGTCCACAGGCGCGGGCGCTCCTGACGCTCGAATTATGGGGCACATTCCCACGAATCGCTTGGAAATGATGCTTCCCGTATTGGGCGAGGCCGTCGGCGGAGAAGGCGGCGAGTATAGCTTCAATGGCCACGTTCTCGATTATGTCGCCTGCCCACCCTCACTGCAAAACGTGCCGAACGCCTACGCAGTCTACATTGACGGCGAGTCGATGTGGCCTCGCTACAAGGCTGGCGAAACCGTGTACGTTCATCCCACCAAGCCATCTCGTCGAGGCGACGACGTCATCGTGCAGATAAGGCCAGCCTCAGAGGATCTTCCTCCGCTCGGTTATGTGAAGGAGTTCGTGGGCTGGGCGGGTTCCGACTTGGTCCTGCGTCAATATAATCCAGAAGGCGAAATACGATTCGCTCGCGAGGACGTCGTAAGCGTCCATCCAATCGTTCTATCAGGAAAATACTAAATTGATCCAATTTGGATATTGACTCCACGTTTGGATTAAAGCATTCTCCTCTCACCGCACCACCAATGCGGTGTACACCACCAGAGGAGACGGCTCTCATGCCACTTTCAAGCAGAAGACCTTGCCTCGTCGAACTGTATGACGAGGCAGGTGACTACTACCCTTCCCGCAATGCTGCATCTTCTGCCGAGCCTATGGCCCGGCCTGACCACAGGGCTAAGCGCCATGGTCGCCCGTCCGGCAAGCGCCGTGACAAGGCCCGCGCAAACCAGCGGAACTCCGTCTGATGTGGAAGAAACTCACCGAGGCACTTCCGCCGGTTGGGCTGGTTGTCGACACGAAAATCGACGACGCAGCTGGCGCTCGCAACGAGCAGAAGCTCAAGCGCAATGGAAATTTGTGGTTCGTCCCCGACGGCTCGACGTACGTCTACTACGAGCCCACCCACTGGAGGACCGCAGCATGAAGCGCGGTCACATCCACATCACCCCAATCCAGAAAATCCAGCTTGAAACTCACCGCGACATTTCGCAAGCGATCACGTTCGCCCTCGTCGTGGTCGCTCTCGCGTTTGCGATCGGCTTCCAGCTGGCCGAATGGGACCTCGCGATGGAACTCGCGAAAATCTAACCACCACCGACCAACCACCACCAGAAGGAGACCATCATGAGACAGCATGAAGCGAAGAAGCTTGCCCAGCAGTTCCACAACGACTTCACTCCGACCACGCAGGAAGACACCCTGCAGGTCATCGCCAACCTTTCCCCTGACACCAACACGCCGGCCGTGCTTGCACAGGTCGCCAAATGGCATGAGGCGCCACGCCGTCGTGGTAGCCGCCACCGGGTGATTGCCTGCGCGCTGCGCGTTGCCAGCGGCACAGTCGCACCGCGTGCGGCAAACGACAACGGCCATCAGCAGCGCCGGCGGGCAGCCTGATGCGCGCGGATATCAAGGGGGCGGCTTCGGCCGCTCCTGCTTCAGCTGATAGTGATCTGGCTGCCGCCTCTATTTCCAAAGTCGAGGCGACAGCCCAGACGTTTGCCACCCCTATCTCGAAATTCGGGGAACATGCGTCCGACCTCCCGATTGCAAAGCCAGGAGGAGACCCGAGCTTAGCCGTTGGCAATTGCGTGGGCTTTCAAGATCGCGACGAATTTGCTGGATTGTGCCAAAAAGCTGACTGGATGACACCCGCACCCCAGACACCTATGGCCGCATCAAAGGCTGATCGCGGGGGCAGCGACCAGCCTCTAGACTCGATGAGCAGGTACGAGCCCGCTCTACAAGGCTCTCAGGGAGTTATGGTTCCACCCGAGCATCAGGTGGATGGAAGGCCAGCAATAGGGGTGCGCCGACCTTCCGAGGACGCAGATGCCAAAAGCGCTTGCGACGGCGCGTCTTTAACGGATCGCCCTTCCGATCACTACATATCAGCAGATGTTAATAAGCTCGGCAGCACTCAGAGCGGGAAATCGCTGCCGCAGGAAGCATCAATGGACAGTTATTCCTTTGGTCGCGATTTCGTTGAGCGTTCGCGCCAGAGCGAAAGCGACGTCTTTCCGCAGCAAGACCATCGGCACACCCTCGATAAGGAAGGCCAATCCGGTGGCGTTTTCGATAACGCTCCATCCGCTCGCGGTTTCCTCAACAGCGCTGTAACGCACCCAGTCGGCATTAGTAGTCATGAAGCGGCTCGAAATGGCGAATTGAAAGGAGGGCCCGCACCGGTCAGCCCAGGCGCAGGCCTTCGGCGGAACACAGTACATGGCTCACGAGAAATAGAGTCTCTCGATGTTGCTTCAATACCCGCGCCCGAAAACCATGTGGACTTGATTGGTTGCGCGGATGGCGACATTCCATGCGACCGATGCTCAGGGACCGGCAACCTGATCAAGGATTGGGACCGCTACATTTCAGCCAAAACGACGGAAGAGATCGAGGATTGCGAAAGTAACTGCCCCGATTGCAGCGGCTACGGGCGCTTCAAGGCGGGCCCATCCCCGCAAACGAGCGTCGCTCACTGCCTACTACGAGCTGAGCAGATCGGCGGGATCGAACTTGTAGCCAACGCTCAGGTGTTCGCTCGCGCATTCGGCGTGTGCAAAAAACTCCTGAGAAGGCTGACGCCTTCCAGCAGACCAGAGATTTCTGACATGCATGTGCACAGCACCTTTGTCACTTTCGGGAATAGTATTCTTGCAAAACCAGCATTCTTTCTCACTCATTCGCTCGTTGCCCATCATCTTTCCATAGCCGTAGCAAGATACCGCAATCGGCAGTCTAAGCCAGCTTCACAGAAGTTTCGAGACTGGCATTATAGCAATTCGGAAGCCCCATCCCCGCAGACGAGGGAGCTGGGGCCGTGACCGCCGCCAACGACAACTCCCCTCGCCTCGTGGGCCGCCGCGAAGCCGCTGCCTATCTGGGGATCGGCGAGTCTACGTTCTCTCTTTGGGTGGCCACCCACAAAATGCCGCCGGCTGTGCCCGGCACGCGCAAATGGGACAGAAGAGCGATCGACGCGAAGCTGGACGAGATAAGCGGCCTTGTGGCTGCGAACGACAACGTCGAAGATGAGTTCGACAAATGGGAGCGCGAACGTGACGCGAGAAAAGCTCAAGGGACTGGCGACGGTAAAAAAGCGCCTCGCAAGCGGTAAGATCATCACCTACTGCTATGCTTGGCGTGGCGGCCCACTCCTCAAGGACAAGGCTGGTCGGCCTCTGCAGCCGGGTGATCCGCTTCTCATGCGTGCTTTCGTTGAAGCGACGAAAGATCGCTTCGTGGAGCCCGGCGAAAACATGAACAAGCTGATCACCGAGTACAAGGCGTCAGCCGACTTCACCAAGACAGCGCCAAAGACGCAGAAGGAATACAATCGCTACCTGGACCAGATCCGCGACGAGTTTGGCGACATGACGTTGCCAATGCTGCAGGACAAGCGCGCTCGCGGCAAGTTCAAGGAATGGCGAGACACGATGGCCGACCGGCCACGCACCGCAGATCTGGCCTGGTCGGTGCTCGCACGCGTCCTCTCGTGCGCAAAGGACCGCGGCCGTATCACGATCAACCTCGCGGAACGCGGCGGCAGGCTATATAGCGCCGATCGGACAGAGAACATCTGGACTGACGACAGGCTTGAGGCGCTTTTTGCCATAGCGTCCGCTGAGATCAAAGCAGCGGTAGTGATGGCTCTATGGACCGGCCAGCGCAAGGGAGACCTCCTGACGGCTCCGTGGAGCGATTACGACGGCTCCTCGATTAAGGTGAAGCAAAGCAAGACTGGCGCACGTGTGAAAATACCGATCGGCGGACCGCTGAAGACGCTGCTGGATGGTATGCCTCACATCTCGCCGGTTATCCTCACCAGCATGAAACACAAGCGTCCTTGGACGAAGGACGGGTTCAACACCAGCTGGTCGAAAGCAAAAAACAAGGCTGGCTGTGCGGACCTCACATTCCACGACCTGCGAGGGACCGCGGTTACAAGGCTGGCGATTGCCGGGTGCTCGACAGCACAGATCGCGTCTATCACCGGTCACAGCCTCAAGGACGTAGAATCGATTCTCGATACTCACTACCTCGGCGGCAAGACGACGTTGGCGGAGCAAGCCATCGCTAAACTCGAATCCTTTGAAGCTGCAAAGACCCAGAAATAA